CTACAGGTCAATTAGTCAGCAAACAATTTATTGTAACTCTAGAAAGACCAACAAGTGGTAAGTTTCCATATGCTGACACAATGCATCAAATGATAATCAAAAACGATAAACTTCAAGTCACAAATGTACATAGTCCTGAATTTAAAAATTGCTTTGTTCTTGACAGTACAGGTGGTATCTTGTATGGTTATGATACAGGTACACCTCTACCAGCTTCAAACACTCAAGGTGGAGAAATAAGTGACGATGATGATGAAATGGTAATATTTGCAGACGGACAAGAAGTTCCTCTTGAAGACTGTTCATTCTGCGAACATGATGAATGTTATTATCACAGCGATGACTGCTACTACGTTGAGGCTGACGACTGCTGCTATCATGCAGATTATATTTATTGGGTTGGAGATTATGCATATTACACAGAAGGAGATTACGATGACCATGTATGGTCAGAATGCGAACAAGCATATTTATGGACTGATGACTCAACAAGCTTTTGCAATGAAGACAACAATCACATTGATTATGCACCATGTGATGACGTTCGTTATTGCGAATACGATGGTGTACACTATCATGAAGAAGACGCCTTCTATTGCGACGTAATGGAAGACTATTGTCACAACAACAACACAATAAATATAGAATACAATGACGAAGTATATGAAGTTGCAAATTGGTGCACATACGAAGACGTTGCAGAACATTATCAAAACTAAAAATAACAGATATGAAAAAAAGAATTATGAATTTTTTATTACGTATGTGGCTAACTATATGCGTAGTATTTATTATATTATTGGCTATTTATGGAAAATAAAAACAATAAGTACGAAACTAAAATGAAAATGCTAGCAATTTCTTATATAGGACTTTTTCTAGTATTTCTTTATTTAATTATCAAAACACATTTATTATGAAACGTATTGATAAATCGTCACAATCATTAAATGCGACGCGACAAAATTCGACAGGCGCGACGCGACAAAATTCGACAGGCGACAAAGTGCGAAACGGCAGTTCGTGTGTGCAGCGAGTATGCACAGATCCTGATCGGATGGAGGAAATACAGGTAAAAAACGCGACATTCAGAAGCACAAAGGTTGTTATGTCTGCAAAACAAGACCTTTCCAGCTCAGTGCGCAAGGAAGTTCCAGGCGAAGAGCATCACCAAACAGCAAAGATTGCGACATACATGATATTAGTTTGCTTCGTGTCGTTCCTTTTGCTGTCCCTTCTGGGTTGTGCGACTCAAAAAGCGTACACTGAACCACATGAATTTAACAACTACCCCCCTCAAAAAGTAATACATATAACTTGATTAATAAACAATAATTTCTTAAATTTGTTAAAAATGAATATACCCGATTATTTACATAGCGAACTCTTGCATAAGAAAAAAAACGACAAGGTGTTTCAAAAAACATACAACGCAATCAATGACTTAACAGACGCAATCACAATCATGGAAATGCGACAGGCAGGACTAGATTCGACCATGCGACAGGATAATGCGACAAAAAAGCTCTTTTCCGATCTTCAGCATCACAATGCGACAATTATCAGCAAACATATAATAGATATAGTAAACTATACAATACATAATTTTGAAAAGTAGAAAAGACAAATTGCTAAAGGCATGGGATATTATACAGAGTAAAAAGTCAAAAAAGCTAGTTTTTGAGGATACTTCTTACTTTTATAAAAGTATTTGTATAAGTAAACTCGACAACAGAATGGAGATATTCGACATAGCAACCGACATATACAGACCGCTATCCGACAAAGAACTAGACTCACTTTTAAAGATAGGAGTCGACAAATTCGCAACTCAACTACAAATTAAAAACACACTAGACGCAATAGCACTAAACAGAAATATGTTTCATATTGCAATTGCAAAAGGCAGTCAAAAAGAAAAAGAATTTTTCTTCCGTAAAACAATGAGAAGAATAAAAAAATTACGCAAGTTATTAGGATATAAACAAATATTTGCGTAAATTCGTTAATAACCTTTAATTTTATTTTTATGAAAACAGATAAACTAAGAGTTTTATACAAGAAGTATGAACTAGAAAAAGATGATGTCTTTAAACATCAACACTACATTATTATCACACGAAGTGGCATCGACAAAATCCAGGCGAAGGAGGCGATTACCATCAATTATGACGTCATAGAGTGCCAACCTAACTTCTGTGTCGTCAAAGCTTCAGCTGCAGCTGGGTCAAACAATATACAGACATTCGGGTCAGCGTTAAAAGGTACGTCGCATAGAGATGGCAATTGTAACACTTGGTATGTTATGGAAATGGCAGAGAAACGCGCCATGAGTAGAGCAGTACTAAAGCTAACAGGTTTCTATGAGTTAGGAGTATTTGGAGAAGATGAAAGCGAAGATTTTAAAAGAGGTAATGAGGTATGGAAAAAACAATAGAAAAGTTAAAGTCCGACAAACATTATTACGGCAAGTTTGGTAAAAAGTTTTTATCAAACTCAGACATATACGATTTACTACATAATCCAAAAGAGTTTCAACAACCAAAGGAGGCGAATGTCAACTTTGAATTTGGCAAAGCTTTTCATGAAATGATTATGTTCGGGACAGTTCCAACTTACGTTGAAGCTAGTTCAAGGCGAACAAACATATATAAAAATGCTTGTGCAGACAACAAAGTAGATATGATGCTCCTGGACAGTGAGGTTGAAGAGCTTACAAATGCAGTCGCCAAAGCTAAAGACAATGAGTTTGTCGCGAAATTACTAGCCCGTGCTGATCTGAACTTTGAGGTTCCGAATGTTGCAGAACTTACAGATAACAAGATCCAGTGGAAGTGTAAAGCCGACATAGTAACTGATGATTGCTTGTATGACATCAAAACATCAAGTAACCTCAAGGGTTTCAAAGCGTCAAGTCGTGCATACAATTACGATTCACAAGCTTACATTTACTCGACAATGTTTCAGAAGCCAATGCGTTTTCTGGTTGTAGAAAAGAAGACAGGGTGCGTAGGACTGTTCGATGTGTCGGATGAATCATACTTAGCAGGTCAGGAAAAAGTAGAAAGAGCAGAACAAAATTACATAACATATCACCTTAAAAAGACTGATAAGTTAGACAACTTCATGGTTTATGGAGAGATATAAATACAAACAGGAAAACGATGGACGTCCTGAATTTTTAATCTTACTAATCATCATCGTTTGGTTAGTTTATTTAATTTTATTTTAATATGAGTACATTAATTTCAGCGTCAATTAAAGCTTCAGAATTGAAGAAGATTGACCAAACTAAAATCATTAAAGGAGAAAAAGATAATTATATACCTATCACTATTTCAGTTAATGATGAAAGTAAATTTGGTAAAAACGTTTCTATCACTATTGCACAAAGCAAAGAAGAAAGAGACACACAAACACCAAAACATTACTTAGGTAACGGCTCAGTCATTTGGACTGACGGCAATATTGTAAAAGGTCAAAAAGATGATTCACAATCACCTATGCCAAATGCGACAAAGAGTGCAGATGCGACAAGCTTGGGTGTTGATGACTTACCTTTCTGAAAGTTCAATGCCCCTCGCAAGAGGGGTTTTAAACCTAAATGTAATGGAAAATATCTTAAAGCTTATGAAAACCTTTTTGGTTATGGGCAAAATGACAGAAACAGACGATACTCCCATAGAAGAAAAAGTAAAGTATCGTCAGAGAATAGTCTTCGCTACTATGAAGAAACTTATTCCAGAATGGAAACAACCTCCTGATTGGTATATGCTTAGTAATGAAGAAAAATTAAGAAGACTTGAATATTTAGAAAAAGTCTCAACACCTATAAAATATGAAGAATAGTATATTATATAAAATAGCAAAAATAGTCGCTGATCGTTTTCAAGTTGATCCAAAGTTCATTTTTGAAGACACTCGGCGACATGCTGTGACGGATGTCAGAGCAATATTTCACTTTATGTGTAACAAATACACCAAAGAAAGATTGCGAGTAATAGGGCAATTTAGTCATAAAATGGGCAGAAAAGAACCTCATCATCATGCAAGTATTGTTTATGCAATTAAAAAAGTAAAAAGTTTGTATGAGGTAGATAAAGATTTCAAAGAACATGTTGATGCAATTTCAGAAGTTATAGAAAAGCAATTAACATATGATAAGTTTGTTTCAAGAAAAAATGCGACAACAATATCAAACATAATTGAAAGAATCTTTTATGAAGATGATTACGAGTTCCTAACTTACCTAGATTTATTGGTAGATATGCTTTACGAACATAAAGACAAAGAAATAATTGAAAACTTAATTAAGACTCTGAAGGAAAACAATGAAGGGCTACATAAAGCTACACAGAACGATTCTAGATTGGGAGTGGTATAAGGACACAAACACAAAAATACTTTTCATACACTTACTGTTAAACGCATGTTTTGATAGGTGTAAGTTTATGGGTGTTTATATGTTGCGTGGTCAATACATAACCTCAATGTCAAGACTATCCAATGAGCTTGGGTTGACAAGTAGACAATTACGTACCGCTATATCGCGATTAAAAAAAACAAAAGAAATCAATGTAAAAACTACAAATAAGTTTACTTTGTTTACTGTATGTAATTATGAAAACTATCAATTTGAAGAGCAAAGAAACAATGCGACAATACTAACTGAATCACACAACGATTCATATTATAACGCATGTATTAAAAATGCTATTTGGTTAGAACAAGTTTGCGTCAATCAAAAATTAAATAAAGAACAATTAGAAAAAGCTCTAGAAAAGTTTAATAATTATTTAAATCTTACAAATGATTTTAAATCAAATTTAAAACAATACAAAAGTCATTTTATAAATTGGACTAAATACAATATAAAAACTATAGCTAAAAGTTCTGGAACATACCAATGGAAATGGAAAGGGCAAGCTGTAAAGCATGGAACTAAAACTGATTTAGAAAAAGATAAAAGTATATTTGATAAGCCTGGTTTTGAATTTAAAATTTTAAAAAATGGAAATTAACGGATACGAAATAGACACTTATAATATATATGGGCTAGACACAAGGGCTAATAAATCGACATGCCCAAAGTGTTCGCACACACGAAAAAAGAAAACCCAAAAGTGTTTAATGTTAGATTGGAAACGAGGTCTAGGAACTTGTCAGCATTGTGGAGTTGTGTTACAATTACACAGTTACAAAAATAGACTAGAGCCAAAAGTTTATATAAAACCACAACCTATAAAAAAAATCACAATCATTGACAAAGTCGTCAAATGGTTTGATGGTAGAGGTATTTCTAAAAAAACTTTAGATGATTTAAAAATATCAAATGGCAAAGAGTTTATGCCACAAGAAGGCAAAGACATGAATGTAATTCAATTCAATTATTACATTGACAACGAACTCATAAATGTAAAATATAGAGATTCAAAAAAGAACTTTAAATTATATAAAGGAGCACAAAAAACCTTTTATAACATTGATTCAATTAAAGACAAAGATACTTGTGTTATTGTAGAGGGGGAAATAGATGTAGCATCTTATCATGAGGCAGGTGTTACAAATGTAATAAGTGTACCAAATGGTTTTGTCGCGACAGGGCAGGTAAACCTAGACTACTTGACGGATTTTTATAGTTATTTCGAGGGTATGGACAAGATCTATTTAGCTTTGGATAATGATCAAGCAGGCGAAAATGGAAAGAAAGAACTTATAAGGAGATTAGGTTCTGACAAAGTATATATAGTTGATTTACAAGAATGTAAAGACGCAAATGAATTTTTATTAGAATATGGTAAAGAAAAATTAAAAGAAACGATTATAAACGCAAAGCCATGCCCAATAGAAAATGTAGTAAGAGTTTCTGACATACTAGGTAAACTAGATAATTTTTATAAAAACGGAATCAAGAATGGGTACAAAATTGGTCTGGATGGGTTTGATAATATTTTCTCGACATACACAAAACAATTCCTTGTTGTGACGGGGTTTCCGTCAAGTGGTAAATCAGACTTTGTAGATCAAATGACTATTGGATACAACATGATGTATGGATGGAAGACAGCATATGCTTCAACAGAAAACTTCCCACAATATTTACATGTAGATAAACTAGTGCGGAAACTTTATGGCAGAACACCAGACTATGAAGACACTAAAAAGAAAGATTGGATAAATTGTGTAGAACATATAAACAAAAACTTTTTCTTTATTGATTATGAAGAGGGTTTTGATTTAGATAAAGTACTTACCAAAGGGGAAGAGTTAGTCAAAAGATTAGGTATAAGGTGTTTAGTTATTGACCCATATAATAAAGTAAGAGATAAACAAAATTTAAATTTAAGTATAACAGACTACACAAATATATATTTAAATAAAATAGATAACTTTTGTAAAAAAAATGACGTAGTTTGCATCTTGGTTGCACATCCAACAAAGCCGCAGTCAGATAAAGGTAAACTTATTGAACCCACATTTTACGACGTAAAGGGTGGTGGTGAGTTCTATGACATGAGTCCACATGGTATTCTAGTTCATAGAGATTATGACCAGGGGCTTGTAAAGGTTAAAGTTTTAAAAGTAAAATTTTCTAACTTAGGTGAAAATCAAGCTCATGTAAATTACGGGTGGAACGTAAACAACGGTAGGTATACTAAAATTAAAGAAGGTAATCCTACTTGGGACAACTCTAATTGGCTTGATTCAAAAAACAACCCTTTTGAAATTACAAAAAGTTTAGATATAGAGTTTGAAAAATTATCACAATCATCGGAAGAAAAGCTACAATTTTAAAGACATCTCAGAGATTATGAGTAAAGTATTTGAACACAATATTAAAATTTACCCGAAAGTTTATGATAAAAAACATTTTAAAATTGAAATAGATTTTAATGGAAGAAAAAAACTAGGTGATATTATTTATAATTGGAAAACAGAACAGAAAGAAATGCAAGAAAAAATAAGAGAGTTATATTTAGAAATTTATGAAAGAATACAAAAAAGGAAATAAAACATACGTATACGACGCAAACTTATTAGAGTTTCAATATGAGACATTTAAAAAAATGTCAAATAAAGAATTTGTAGAAAATATTATAGATGCTTTACATTATGCTTGTTATGTTTCTTGGTTAAACAAGCTTAATACAGATCAAACATTAGCAGACAACGGAATCATACATGAATTGGTACATTTAACTAAAAAAGAAACAAGGCAATACCAAAATGTATCAGAAACAAGAAAAAAATTTAACAAAATGTTAAAAGTATCAAAAAAAAACTATAATTTTAGTTAACTTAGCATTAGAATGTCAGACAAACCAAAAAAAATAATACAATTCAATAAAGCTTTTGACATTCCTATTAATAAAAAACCAACTTTACTTAACAGTAAAGAATATAATTTAAAATATAATCTACTTAAAGAAGAACTAGACGAATACTATGAAGCTTGTGTAAATGGCGACATAGTAGAGGTTAGTGATGCGATTGTCGACATGTTATACGTTTTGTACGGGTTTGTCGTACATCACGGTTTGTCTAATGTCATCGACGAAATGTTTGATGAAGTACACAAATCTAACATGAGTAAACTTGAAAACGGAAAAGTTTTGAGAAGGTCAGACGGAAAGATTTTGAAAGGGTCTGAGTTTTTCAAACCAAACTTAAACCAATATATAAATGGATAGAGAAGAGCTAGATATTTGGATTGATAAAGTTCTTGGGTATAAAACCTGGAGCGATAAGAAAAAAATAGATTCTTTTTTAGAATATGACTGTAATATGTATACAAACTTAGGGATTGATTCCACAAAGACAGAAAGGCTTGAAGTAAAACGAAAGTCAAAAATATTATACAAAGCAGTTGCTAAAGTAAATGAGTCTATGGGAAAAAAACTCCTGTATTATATGGATTAATATGGCAATTACATCACGTGAGCGGTACATTACTAATGCATTCAACAAAATGCATGGTAAGCTTGACTCTGCTTTCGAAGATGTTTTTGACGGAGAATTCGAAGAGTGTAAGAACACAATCAATTCATTGATTTATGATTTAAAAGATTTTAAAAAATCAATGGAGACATGAAAAAAAGAGTACGTATTACACCTGAAGAAGCACAAGCACTTGGCATAAAAGCAAAGCCAATTGAAAAAGGTAGAAGAACTTTTAGAACCTATCTTACATCAGACCAAAGAACCCAGCTAAAAGAAATAAAACACAAAGGAGTCGTTGTTTTTTGTGAAGAAAGAGGCATAGATTTCAATAGTGTAAAAGAATATTGGGATAAGACAAAAGAATATTCTATAAGGGTAAGACCAGAAGTTCTCTCTTATTCTGATATATGTGAAGATATAATTAAGGAAATGGATAAACATTCTCCTAATTATAAAACCATAAAAAGAAAAAAGCTAAAGAGCCCACACTTATTAGTGTTGGATCCCGCAGACATACACATAGGTAAACTTGCAACGAGTTTTGAAACAGGTGAAGCTTATGATCAAGAAATAGCAGTGCAAAGAGTAAGAGATGGGGTTGAGGGAATATTAAACAAGTGCTATGGGTTTGATTTAGAAAAAATAGTTTTAGTTATAGGAAACGATATACTACATATAGATACACCAAAAAGGCAAACTACGTCAGGAACTCCACAAGATACAGATGGTATGTGGTACGAAAATTTTATGAAAGCAAAGTCTTTATATGTAGAAATTATTGATAAGCTTATAGCTATTTGTGATGTACATGTAATGTACAATCCTTCTAACCATGACTATACTAATGGATTCTTTTTAGCTGACGTAATAAAATCTTGGTTTAGAAAAACAAAAAACGTAACGTTCGATACAGCAATTACACATAGAAAATATTACAGGTACGGAATGAATTTAATCGGCACAACGCATGGTGATGGTGCGCGTGTCGCGAATTTACCATTGTTGATGGCAGTAGAATCAAAAGAATTTTGGGCAGAATGTCGACATAGATACATATATACACATCACGTACACCATAAAAACGCAAAAGATTATACTGGGGTGACAGTAGAAAGCCTAAGGAGTCCGTCATCAGCTGACTCATGGCATCATAGAAACGGATATCAACATAACCCAAAAGCTATTGAAGGTTTTGTTCATCACCCTGAACACGGTCAAATAGCTCGATTAACACACATCTTTTAATGGAAGAATGGACACAAATATCATTCTCTTTCTTTTGGCCTCATGAAGCAATGCTTATAGGATATGAAATGGTGGAACCAAACGATACCCAACATTGGTATAGTTTTATGTTACATTGTTTTTTTTGCACACTTAGATACGAATGGGGCTACGGAGATAGGCCTTATTCATAATTTTTTGTATATTTGTAAAGAGTTTATCATCTAGAGTTCTTATTAGTCGTATCGCTCTAGATAAGTTTTCATTGTAAAAACCCTTGCTAAACAGTGGGGGTTTTTTTATTACTTTTACATTATGAACATCGAAGATAAATTTTATTGCAGTAGGGAGCCAGACGACACAGAAATCATAGTCATTAAAAACTTATTAAAAAAAATAGATTTAAAAGGATATTTAAATGATAATTTTATTTATGTGTTGTTAGAAGAAGATGAAGGAGGATTTGAAATATTATCATTTGAAAACGACTATGTTTTTATAGCTTCAAAAGAATTAAATGTTCCTAACAAAATGGCTATAGAATATTTAATCGACAAAGTGGAGATTGATCAAGCGTATAACGAGCTTTTATTTGATACCAAGATAGGGTCTTTTAAAAAATATAAAACAATAACAAAAGAAAAGCTAACTAGAAAAGGTCTCATGAGACAGTATTCTAATTATGATATATATGCTTCAAGCAAAAAAGAAGCAACGCAAATACTTAATAAAATAGGGGTTTTTAACTACCTTAGCATTGAAGATGTATCGAAGAAGAAAAAAAAGACAGATAACGAGACATAAAAAAACTAAGATTGATGGTATAGAATTTCAATCTAAGCTAGAGTCACACATGTATCTTCTTTTAAAATCACACAAAATTCCAAGCAAATACGAAGGGACAAAATTCACAATCATTGACGGCTTTCAGTTGCCTTTTAGTTCTTATGAAAAAACTCCAAAGAAAAAGTTTCTGCATGATAAAGGTCATAAAAAAATATTACCTATAACGTACACTCCTGATTTTGTAGATACACAGAATCCACCAAGATTTATTATTGAATGCAAGGGTAATCCTAACGAAAGATTTCCTTTGGTCTGGAAGCTTTTTAAACGCTATCTAACGATAAATAATATACACGCTGATCTGTTTGTACCAAGGAATCAAAAAGATTGCTTAGAGGTTATAAGATTGATTAAGGAAAAATATTTTATTTCTTAGGGACTTTTCTTCTTTTTCTGTTTGCGTCTAAGTCTTCAAGATATCTCCATACTGTAGTTTTCATCATTGGATCTTGTTCAGATTGAGGTGTTCCTGAAGCAGCAGACCTAGTTGTGTTCACATATTTTTCTAAACCTCTCTCCATCCTATCTAAATATCTAGTTATTTCTGCAGCAGGCACTCCTGGTACTTGACCTGTTGCCAACAACATTCTAGTTACAACTAAAGTTGCTATAGTTTTATCTATCTTTTGGTTTATCAACTCATGTCCAGTTCCAACGTATTGAGTTTGTTGAATTCCTGGAGGCACAGTTTTTGTAATACTATTGTCCTCTAATAATTGAAAAGCGCTTTCTACTTTAGATAACTGCTCACCTGCAATTCCATACAGACCCATATGCTCAGAGAAAAATTCAAACATTTTTTGTGGTGTTGTTAGTTCATCAGAAAACAAATCTTCAGAAGCATATTCTAAAAATATATTTTCATCTACTAAATTATATGTTTTAGCTACGTGGTTTATAGTCGCAAACATAGCTGTATTAGCAAACTCTGGTAACACTACAGGGTTTAATGTTCTAATAACATCTTGAACAATTCCCTGCATAATATTATTATTTTTTGGAGTTAGATTTGTTTTATTGGTAAAAGTGTTACCAAACTTTTGTAAGTCTTGTAATGCATCGTGTACTCCAGGTGCTCTATAATCTAAATATGCTTTGTAATATGCGTTGACAGCTTCCATAGAACTTAAGTCTTTTAAAGGATCAAGTTGGCTAAACTCTTTGTCTAAGTACTTCATAAATTCAGGGTCATCTATCGGCATTCCACCAAAGATTCCATCCTGTGTAAGCATTTCATTTATAGGGCCTCCATATCTTTCAATTTCGTCTTCATCAAATCCTAATAAAACACTTGCTAAAGTTCCGTACATTGCAGATTGTAATGTAACTTTTAATCCTTGGAATGTGGTGATTTCAGTCATAATACCTGACATAGCTGCTCTTGCTTCTCTTTGTTGATCAGCAGGAACATTCGGATCGTTAGCTATAGCATATTGTACCCAATAGTTTGTTTTTGCATTCAAACCAAATTTTGCAAAGGGCATAAAAGTTCTCAATGCATTTTTCATTACTGAGTTTTGATCGCTTCTATAAATTCCAGCTTCTGACAAATCACCAGACGGTCTCATCAATTCTTTAACCAAGGCATCGGCGTAATTAATAGCTTCCTTGTCGGGATTTTCGTTTTCTTTAGCCCACCAAGCTTGTCTTTCTTTTGATCCCTCTGGATACTTAGCGCCATTTTTAATTTTATAATCTAAATAATGTGCTTCAAACGAAGCGTTTGCTGCCGCTTTATCTGCTTTTGCTAAAAATAATTCTAAAGAAAGCTCTGTGTTTCCTTGTATTTTTTTCATCAACTGGTCAAACGTATAAGACCCCCCGATTCCATACTTTCCAAAAACACCTGCATCTATATTAAGAGCTGTAGCGTAATAACTTATGTCTCTTGAAGTATCCTGTTCTAAAGGTAACTCTGCTTTTATAGAGTTTCTTAAAGCGGTTTGAGACAAAGCATAAATGTTTGACTTGTCTCCTTGCCCAAATAAATCCTGTATTAATCTTCCTGCTATTGTTTTAGCTTTTGTTCCATTTGATGCTTCTGCTAAGTAAGCTGGGAATAAAAACATTTTTTGTGATAACAATCTTTTTGCTTCAGGTGAACTTACTCTAATCATATTGTTACCTACCGCACTATAAAACTGTTGTGTTGGTTGTGGTAAGCTCGCTAAAGATACAGCAGAAGCTATTGATAAACCTGTGCTCACAACTTGATTTACTTTTTCATTTAATGTTCTTTCTACATCTAAACCAAATATATTAGCATCACCATAATCTGTATATGGGTTTCTACCTTTGTTAACTTCATAGTTGAAAGCTTTTAAAAACTGTTCACCATATAACGCTTTAAAGGTTGCGAAATCTTTTTTACTAGAAAATTGTTTTGCAAACAAAGGATTGTTAAATAAACTATACATTGTCATGACATCCTGCCTAACACTAGCGTCCATGTCGCTACCTTTTAAAGCATGAAATGCATTCTTAAAATAGTCACCAAAGTTTAATCTATATCCTGCATCTATATAACTATCTGGAACGGTAGCGTATTGTAGGGATCCAGCTGTGTTTATTTTACCTCCTGTTAAGTCTGCAGTAGGATCTTCATACTGCATTTGATCGAGTGCGTCTTTATCTAATTTTATTGGCTTTACAAATAAAGGCATATAATTCTCAAAGTTTGTCCACTTTTGTCCAAAGCCATCTACTCTTGATTTTGCATCACCTTGTCTTTCTTTAAACAATTCTCTTATTTTATTAACCACATCAACATTATAACTGCTTGCTAAACCAACCACATCGTCATAAGAAGTTGCAGTTTCTATTTTTAGCTTGTCCATAACTGTTTTTAGTTGCTCATATCTACTTTGATAAATTTCTTTGTTTTTAGTTGCTCCATCTGCCTCATCTTTTCTTCTTTGCAACTCTAATAGTAAGTTCTTTTTATACCTTTCAAACTCCGTTATACCATCTGTTTTATCTAAATTAACTCTTCCTAGTCCTGAAAGTATAGACATTTCAATATCATCATATATATCTACTTTTCTTTTAACATTTTCTTTAAAGCCTAGTTTAGATAAACTTCTTCTAATACTTGGACCTCCTTTGCCTTTAAAATATAAATCAACTAATTCATTATACAAGCCAGAGTTTCTCTGTGTAACTGCAGCGCTCTTACCCATTATTCTTTCATAAAGATTTAAAAAAGGAGCTGCTATGTTTTTATCTCTAATTAATAAGTTCTTTAGAACATCAAGTGTAGCAATGTTTCTACTTGCAGGGTCGTTACCAGGAAATAAAAATGGTACACTATATTGACCTGCATAGTTTTGTAAAAGCCATGCTAAATTTTTATTGCCAGTAAATATGTCAATAGGAGCGTCAAGTTGTGTTGCTATTTCTGTTGCTATACCATAAGCATCTACAATAGAATTCATTCTTTGGAATTGAAAAGCTCTATCATCTTTATCTAATGTTTGACCTTCAATTGGTCTTGTTGCAGAACCGTTTATTTCTTGGAAAAATTTTATGACAAATTTCCTGTCTTGATTACTAAGGTTTTGCATAAACTCATTGTTTCCAAACTTGTTATACTTAGATATCTTGTCTACAATTTCTTGAATCTTATTTCTTTTATTTACTTTAGCTTCTAGCTCTTTTGTTGTGTCTATATTTTCTTCTCCATCTTGTTTTTCTAAACCTTTAGTTGATTCCAATATACTTATCTCACTAATCAATCTATCTAGACTTAAATCTATCTGGTCTGAAAGATTAAATGTTTTAGAAAACTCAGGATCTAAATCTGCTGTAAATAAACTTGCAGGGTCAATATTACCATATGAAGGTGCTATTAAAGGCTCTATCTTAGGTAGCTCTTCGTTTTTGTCTTTCTTATTTTTAACATCTCTTAAATAATAGTCTGCTGCTTTATCTTTAATTATTCTGGCTAATTCCTTTTCGCTTAAGTTCTGACCCCTTATTTTTTCGTCATTATAAACTTCCATATAGGCATCATTATAGTATTTAGCTTTCATGTCTGGTGATAAAAACTCGTAAGCACCTTTGGTTTCAAGTCCTGAAACTATTTCATATAAAGAATTTCTAACTAAATTTAAACTTTCTAAAGCCTCTGCTCTTACAACAGAAGTTTGTGTAGTGTTTGCTATTGTACGTTCATATCCTGCCATGCTAGCTAACCCATCTAAAAATCTTATCTTATCTTCTCTAGACATTTTTTTAATAAGGTCAGCTCTATTTTTTTCTATTCCTTGTAGGTCTATTTTAGTATCTTTCAAGTAGGTATCAGCCCATTTATAAAATTGACTTTTCTGTATTTGTTTATCTGTTTTGCCTTGAGCTTTTTGGTCTTGTATATAAGTGTTTAAAGATTGTTTTACATTTAAAAAAGTATCTGCAAGCTTATAATACTCACCAGTACCTATATTGTTTGATATGACATTGTCGGCTGCATTACTTAAGTTTATGTTTGAGGATATTCTTAATCCACCTGCCATACCCATTGAACTAAATGCTGTAACAGCTGATGTTTCTTTTACGATTTCTGCAAATTCATCATAACTAAATTCTCTCAATCCAAAGCCAGATTCAAACATGTATTGAAAAGTGGCAATTAAATTTTCTTCTGCAAGCTCATAACCTACCGCTTTTAATTCATATTGATAAAGCCTGTTTAAACTTGCGCTATATCCTTTGTCAAATCTAACGGCATATTGTTCAGCTAATTTTCTAGCATTTTCTGCGGTCTGTAAATCTTTAGGAATTTTAGATCTTTTCATCCACTCGAACTGTCTAAAATACCTCATTGTAAATGCAGCAGTTAGAGCTGTTTCTATACTTGCGTTACCTAAAGAGTATGCTCGTATAGCCCAGTCTGTTGTGTCCATCATGTTTAATTCTGTTTCTGTCAATGCAAATCCAGAATCTTCCATTCTTTCCATATTCTCTCGTCTTTGATTGAACCCATATAAGTTTTCACCATATGAATTTACCCCTACAAGAGCAACACCTAGTTTTGGATTAACCATAAAAGCTGCTATGTAAGGTAAAGACTCTGAAAAAGGTTGGTTTGCTAGAGTCATAAACTCTAATAAATCAGATGCATCAGTAACTTTCGTAGACCACTCAGGCAAATACTCTTCCCTTAAATCCTCTGCATTTTGTTTTGTGAAAGGATTAGTTACTAAACTTAAACCAGGGCCTCCAGGCAAAGCAGGACCTCCTAACACCAAAGGTTTATTAACTATAAAGTTAGCTAAATTTCTATCCATACCTGTAGCAATCAAAGCATCTTTCATAATTTCATTCATACTACCACCTATATCTACCATTTCGATACCTGCTCCTTGTATTAAGTTTTCAAACCACTCATATGTTCTATCTAGACTATTGGTAAACCAATTTTTATGACCCATTATTCCATCAAATCCTGTTTCGTTTCTGTCATATAAAGCTTGTGCACGCTCAATAATTGGCGCTAAAATCCCATAATCATTTGGGTTCCCTATCTTGACATCTATCCTATCCATTCGGACATCGTTGTTTAATGATGGGTCAGTAATAATGTTATATAATTCTTCATATGTTGATGGTCTTCCATCTATAGTAATTCCATCTGTAGGAAAGTGATCATTTACATTGACACCTAAAGAACCCATATCTTCAAAAGCTACTCTAGCAAAAGGCCCGTGTAAAGGGAACTTTTTATAGTTGTCATTTATTCTCATAGCAAAACCTACATTTCTTGATGCTAAGTCAACTCTATCTCTTAACTTCAAAGCATAATGATCCAAAGCTTTGTTTAATAAATCTCTTTTTGTATGTCTATTTCCAGAATGATCTAAAATAATATCATCTAAATTATCTGATAAGCCTAAAATTCTATGAAAACCATCAAACCCTGTGTTAATACCAAAATCATATTGATATTGTAATGTATCAAATAAACCACCCTCTTTGTCTAGTTGCATGTTTTTTGGCAACACTATCTCGACACCTTCTCCTTTTTTTGTTGATTTTATTTCATCTCTCATAGCATTGAGAAACTTCATAATTTTCATTGGGTCATATAAACGCTCATCGTTTAGAGATCTTTCTGCGCTATATAAATCTTCAACTTCAAAATCAAAACCAGGCAACTCAGCAGCAATGTCCACAATCATTCTGTTCTCTACTGGAGACAACTCTGTCATATTATAAAAATGATCTCTCAATACATATATAGGAGCTTCAGCGTTAAGAAAATTCTCTGCTAAATTTACTATAGGTGTGTCGTTTAATGTAGCTGCACTAAACTTTACCTTAAACTCTTGAAATTGTTGTGTGTAAACCTCTGGTCTTATGTAGTTGCCTAAAGTTGGTGAAAATCCTAATATTTTTGTTGGGTCTTCACCTATCTGTTTTCCTACTAACTCAACAAGCTTTTCTTTGCTTATACCCGCTACTGATTGATGAAATAAAGGTTGAGTAAACATTTCTTCTCCCATAGAGTTAAAAAGAACAATCGAATGTCTTTCTGGAGCAAATGGTGAAGCTTTTTCTATTTTTGGTTCTGCTCTGTATCCAAACTGCCCAAACTTTTTATTAAATATTTCTACTGCGTTAACAGCGTCATTGAATATAAACTCAACACCCAACCCATCAATCATTCTGCCAAAACTTCCGTCTTTTCTAGAACTAAAATTATAAGTAGGGTTGTCTTTGTTTTTTACGTAATCTTCATATTTAAAAACATGTTGATATAAATCATTGTCATTAAATATTTTTAAGTTTTCTTCTCCTACCTGAGCTTCTTTATATTTTTCTGGGTTTAGGTTTTTTTGTTTATTTATATACTCATTAGTCCTTTCAAATATTATTCTATCAAATTTAGAGTCTACTCCTCCACTTATACCTCTATAATCTTCTGGCTTAAATGTTTTTTCTGGAGCTTCTACTTTTTCTACAACCTCAACACCTTCAGTCCCAACAGCTTCATCTGGTAAATCTACATTTGTAAGTGCTTCAAACTCTTTTTTCTTAGCCTCATCTAATATGTAATTTGTTTTAAGTTTTAATCTTTTCTTTTCTTCAGCATCTAAATCTCGAAAAGAATTAAATACACTATCTAGTTCTTCGTCTGAAGGTATATCAATACCAGCATACAAAGATTCATTTTGTATTCTTTTTTTAAAATAATTAAAATTACCCTTACCCTCTGCAAAAGCTGTTTCAATAACAGGAGCAACATTCATTTTGATATTATTAGTCTTGTAAAAATTATTTAAATAATTAGATATTTTTACTTTACTAATTATAGGGTCTACCAATATAGGGTCTTGTGGGTCTATACTATTGTTTTGTGTAGTATTTTTGATTGTTGGGTCTCCATTCATCTTATTGTAATTCTTTTAAAACCCTCATCAAAGCATAGGCATATTTGTCGTTTGTATCTTCGTTGATAGATCCAGGTCCTTTTTTAAACTGAGAGTCTGCTTCTTCTTTAAATCCTGGATAACTTTTATATAACTCATCATAAATCTTTTGCGCTTGTCCTGATTTAGCAAAACCGTATGTCTGTACTATGTTTGTTCTTTTCATAGAAACATCCATAGAATCATCCACGTCTTGTTCTCCAGCTTGTTTTCTATATTCACTAGTTTCTGTTGAACCTCCAATTAAAATAACAACTCTGGACTCTCCGTCTACCTCTTTCATCATGTAACCAATTCTGTCTATAGTTTCGAATTGTCCACCGTTCATTGTTTCAAGGTTAAATTCTGTTTTATCTGTACCTGTTCCACCAAGGAATACTTTTGAAAAGTTATTTGATTGATTCTTATACAAATTAGACTCTATATCATCCGAATTATACCAATCTACATTAGGCTGTCCACCTTCTAAAATTTCACCTACATCATTCCATGTGTTAAGAGTATTTGTGTAACTCATATCTTGATTACCTAAATTTATTACATTTTGATATTTAGATCTTGTTACTTCATCAATACCTTTTTGACCTATTGTGTCAGACATAAGTTTTTCTAAATTCACACTAGCCATAACATTAGCAGTTACGTTTTTGCTTTCTCCTTTACCTATTACAATATTATTAAATGGTTGTAAGAATTCGTTGTCTACATCTCCACCACCAGCTCTATCTTTATTCATTACATTTCTGTAATCAATATCTAATGCTGTGTATGCAGTTTGTCTTAAATAAGCACGAGCTAATTCTCTTTGGTCATCTGATATTAAGTAATTACCTTTTTCATCTGTGTCAAGTGTAAATAAATCACCTTTTCCAAATTTTATGTAATCTCCATTTTTATCAAAATACTGATCTATAACAAGAGCATCTACTTCTGATTGGCCTTTTTCACCTGTATAGCTTTTACTCCAACGAGCTCTTGCTCCTCTCGCGTCATACAAGACACCAATAAGGTCTGCGTCGGTATATCCTTCTATTAATTTTTCTATTGTATTTCTAACTTGAGGATCTGCAGCATGGTCTCTAGCGTATTGTAATATTTGACCATTAGTTACATTTACTTGATTTGTGTCTTGCTTTGCCCTGTCTCCAATAACATTTTGTATTGTGTCTGCCCAATCATCATTATTAAATCCAACAATGCTTTCACTGTGTGGATTTACAGAATCATGTAAAGACCTTTCAAGTTTTCCTAATCTTAAAATTCCATCTTTATCGTAGTATTGATAATGATGTGTAAAGCTAAGTCCATTACCGCCATCAGTCAGATGTGTCCATCTTTTAACATTAGAATTCATGTTTCTAGCCATACCAAAATAACCTGACTCAAACTGGTCAAGCTCAGCTCCACTTATTTCACCGTCTTCAAATCTTTTCTTTTTATCCTCATAATTTTTTCCTATGATTTCTGTGCTGTTCACAATCATATTGGCCTCAGAAATAGCAGCATTTGTAATTCTTGTTGCTTCTGACCTAGATATTTCACCTCTTGCATTTGCTTGATGTGCAGCAGATATTCTTTGTCTTAATAAAACTCCTGATTCATTAAACATTTTATCTGCATCATTCAGCCCAGTTAGACTAATTTTATCTAGCTCTGCTCCTAAATTTGCAAGCTCTTCCGCCCTTGCAGCTCTAACTTGACCTTTAATCTGATTGACTTGAGCCATGCCTTGTGTGTATTGCACAGCTAAATTTTGCAAATTACTTTGTGGTGCTTGATATAATGTTTGTCCGTTTGCCATTTTTAAAATATTGATTTATCACCAAAGTTTTTACCAAGTGGGTTTATAAACCTAAATACATTACCTCCAACAGTTCCTCCAGGAACTACATTTCTTCTTGGAAATAAAGAGTTAGGCCCTCCTGTTATGTTTAAATTATAATTTAGACCTCTAAATACATTGCCTGCAGATGTACCTCCAGGTACAACTCCCCTATTTGGGAATAAAGAACCTGGATTGTCAAAATCAAAGAGTGTTTTAAAAGGACTGTTTTTTGATAACTGTGTTGGTGCATTAGTTACTACCTTGGATGGAGGTGTTGGTGGGGGTGTAGTAGGAGGTATAGTTACTGAATTACCACCAGCATTTCTTTGTGATTTATTATAAGCTCTCATAGATTTTACATCATCAAAACCTCCTTGAGCAGCAGCCATTTCCTGTGCATTACCTGCAGCTATAGCCATTGATGCGGCTCCCTCTAAAGCAGATTGTTGCATTTGCTCTCCTGCGTTTATTTGTGAAATAGCCTCATTCCTTCTAGCTTGGTTTCTTTCAAGCAATTGTCCTTGTATTCTTACCTCATCTCCTGCTCTAAGAGTGTCAGCTTGAAAATCTTTATCTAATATACTATTAATACCTTGTAATTCAACTTCGTTTATGTTACCCTGAGAAGCGTTTATAAGACCCATAGCAGAAGCCGCATCCATTCCTGAAGCTACGTCCGCAATTTGTCCCATCCTTCTGTTTGTTTGAGCAAACATAAGTTCTTCTCCTCTTATACTAGGGTTAAGATTAGCATAAGCGTTTTTTAATTCAACATCTCTTAATTGATTTAATTGTCGTCTTCCTGCGCTTGCCATCTTTCCACCACCCATAAAACCCTTTATAGCTGATGCTCCGCCTAGAATCATTCCAACTGTAGTTAATAAAGGCATAATATCAATTTTTTAATTACACAAATATACAAAATTTACAAGTAGCTCTTAACAGCTTCACTACCTACTGAGAATAACTCTGCATTACCAGTAGATCCATTACTCAATGTCACACTGCAATAGTATCCTCTAATACCTCTAGATTCTGGCGATGGATCCTTTGCAACAAACATAAAATTACCGACAGACGGGCTAAAGGTACTTGAGTTGTCGGGTGCACTAGTAATTTGCACGACATCACGTGTAAGAGTATCTGTAGCGTCATTGTCTAATATATCGTTAATAGTTCCAACTAATCTAGTCTGTCCAGAATTAAAATACAAATTATCTACACCGCTCGTTAATATTTGGTTCGATACGTCTAAATTAAATCTGTATCTTGTGCTGCTTACAATCTCTACTAATTGACCAATACCCACAATAGTAAGCTCATTAAAATTAAGTCTACTACCTGATTGTCTTATATAACCTGATCTATAACTTTCATAAGCTTCAAATTGTGTCTCACTTATAGAACCACTTTCCATATCTGTAGATAAAACAGCACTCCAGTTTTGTTGTGATGTTTCTAATATTAAGTTTTTAAATAATTTAACATCTGAAGGAGATTTGTTTACTGATAAAGTAATTTCACAACCATCTGTTTGATTATAAAATCTTGTTCTTTGAGAGTTTGAATCATGCTCATACAAATTTCCACTATCAAAAGTATAAAACTTTGTACCTACACGTGTCATCCATTCAGGTGTGTATGAGTGAAACGAAGTCCATCCGCTCACTCCCTCATCATATGTTATTGTTTTTTTATCTGGCATAATCTAGTCGTCTTTTATTATTGGCCAACCTAATGCACCATTGTTGTCAAATCCTAAATCTTTTAATTCGTTTGTTACATGATATAAATAATAATATTCCCATTTATCAAACCTATCACTTGAACTTCCTGGTTTATATGGGGCAACAGAATTATTTAAAGTTGATCCTGAAGAAACTACCGCATCTTCTATATCATATGTAAAACCTAAGTAATTTGTCGAACCTGAAGCATAATCATTTAAGCCACTTGTTCCGCTAAAATTACCAGTACTTCCTTGTACAGCTTGTAAATAAGCTTTAAACCCACTGTTATTAGCGCCTTCTACTTGAAATACAACCCCTCTATAAAAATTATTATTTGATGAGTTTAAAGTATTTATTCTACTCCTTAAAGTTGCAATATCTGTAGCATGACTTCCTTGTATTTGTCCATCTGCAGGGTTGTCATGATAATCAGCGCCCTGACTTCCTTGAGCTTCATCTTGGAATAATAAGAAAACAACATTATCAGCATCAGCAGGGAAATTATTATGACCATTACTTAAGAAATCATTTACATCGTTATCAGATAGTGCAGCCCATGTTCTTTCGTTAGACCAACTAGTAGAGTTATTATTATCATCTTCATAAACAATACTCACATGGCTATCATAAGCATCACTACCATTAGTAGCGTTATTAGTATTACCACTCGATGCAGTTCCTCCAGTAGCATATAAATCCTGTAATACAGCTTTTAAAGAGTTTGTTTGCATTTCTCTTAATGCAATCAAAGTGTTGTTCATGGAACCTGATGCGTCAAAATATATGTATATGTAAGTATTCTGTGTTATAGCCAAAGCTTGTGTTGTTACCGTACAAACAGCTTCACAAGTACCACCTCTACTAACTTTATATGTAAATGTGTCTGTTAAATCAGCACCAGCTGTATGCGAGTATGTTATGCTAGTCGTCGGAGATCCACTAACAATAGTGGCAGTTCCGTTGCTTGGTGGGTTTTCTATTGTTAAAGTGTAAGGACTAGGTATTGTGTCATTACTAACTACATTAACTGTTGAAGAACCTCCATTAGAGATTCCTGTTATTGCATCACCCACTAAGACAGGTAATACATCTCTGTAATCATAAACTATAAACAGGTTTTCATTTGTGTTACTTCTGTTAAAAGTAAATTGTAACACATTCTCTTCCATAGAGGTTGTTTCAGAATTAGTAACAGATCCAGAAAAATTAGCATTAGTTAAAATATCCGAAACTGTTGGGTTTGCAGATGCAGTAATCCAATATCCTAAATCATTACAAGGATTAAAATCTCCAGTATGTGCTTGTTTGACACGCAAAGAAGAAATGGTTACTGTGTCGCCATTTTGTGGTATGGCTGTAGTCCCCATGTCTCCAGAAAACGTTTCAAATCTAGTTGTACCTGAAGCATCAAATGTGTCTGTAACCTCATTAAATACATTAACACCAGAATTTTTAAACCTGTTTATTATTGTTTCATTTGCTTGGTAAGCGTCGTTAACTACAAGTATAGTTACATTCATAGTTTCTGGTTCAGGACATTGGTTGTGTATTGTTACATACGCAACAGATGATTGATTTTCTGTTGGAGCTGCTGTTATAGTTATAACTGCTGTAGGGTCACTTGATGGATTTGCTCCAAATGTTAGATTACCAGAACCAAACAAACCGTTATGGTTTGTCGTGCTGCCATTATAGTTTATTGATATATTTACATTAGCCGCAGAGACATTATAAGCAAGTGTATGCGTTCCAGGCTGTGTTACTTTTAGAGTATAGGTGTATGTTTGGCTAACTCTAGCGGTAATTTCTGAATTACACGTTGTTTCTGCTGCTGCAACAGTTTTAGCTGACTCACCTGGCGTTAAAACGTATTGATTATGTTTTGGATCATAACCTCCTGGATTAAAATGATTTCTATTAGCGTACAATGTGCTCTTGAAATAAGATTTCATTCCTTGTGCTGATATTGGAGTTATTCCTTGTTGTCCTAACCTCAAAACAGCACCCCTATTTGGATCTGCAAAATATAAACTGTTTTCGTACGAAGCAAAACTTTCAGGTGATAACCCTATTCCATACTCTCCTGTAAAAGGAACGTCTTGCCCTAATACTTGTTCTATTTGCGTTAAACTACCAGTTCCGTCTGGTGCATTTATAATGTTTTTTCCATACAACACTTTTGATACTCTATCTTCTTGAAAAACAATTAAGTCTGATTCTCTACTATGGACTCTTTGAACAGAACCATATTTCATATCCATAAATTTTGTAATACCTCTACTAGCATTAAACTCATTTAATGTATTGTATGCGTTATTCTCGTTAAATCCTCCGCTATATATTAGTTTATTTCTACTTTCTAATCTCTCAAAACCTTCTAATAAAGTAACATTTGGTCTTGTATCAATATCTAAATATGGTTCAAACCTATCATCTCTTACTGAAATACTTTCTACTGCATTACCAAAACTAAAGCAATTACCAAAGTTTAATTGTGTTATGGCAGGCTGTGAGTTTGATTGATTTTGTTCTGAACCTTGATGCAATCCACTTTCAATATTGAAGGTTTCATCAGTTTCATAATATATATCACTGTTTAATTCCATTGGGTCTGTTTCAAATATTGTAATACCATCAACCAATATAATATCAAGCTTACACGTAAGCCTTCCTCTTTCAAAAAATGCTGTATGCTCTGAAGGTTCCACATGGAGAAGAAATCTATCTGTCCATGGAGCTCCTAATGGATGTGCTTGTTTTACTGTGAAAAAATGAAACCCATCTTCTGTAACAGGGTTTGTATCGTCTTGCGCAGGTATAAAAAATTTATTTACTGTTTGACCTCCATAATCACCTATATACCCTGAATTTGAAGAAGAGGTTGTAAATGATGTTTTGGCCCATGTTGTTTCTGCGTCTGCCCACAATTCAAACGCGCTTACAGTATTGGAAGAAGTATATGTGTTTTGAACTGTATATTTCTTTTTAAAACTAAAAGAATCATCTTCGTTGTATCCATCAAAATGAAAATCAAACTCTAGTATAGAGCCTGGATTCAACGTTTGATCGTCATACGCATTTCCTGCTGCATTTAATACCTGTAAAAAACCTAACTCTTTTTCTCCTCCTGCTGCATAGAAACCCATAACTGGCTGTGGGTTTTCTTTTGGTAAAATAACTTTTATAACACCAGATTTAGCAAAACCCAAAAACTCAGAATTGTCATATGATATAAAATTATTTGGATTCCAATCCATTTTAAAACCAGAAGGTTTAATTTTCATATATACCCCCGCTCTTTCCACAACAGGATTTCCAGCAGGATCATCATTACCCTCTATCCATCCTTCTTGTGCATTCAATGCGTCTTGAGCGCTTTTGTTTTCAACTGCTAGTACCTTACATTTTACTAAAGAATTTAAAGGGCCTGTATCATCTGATTTCACAATCAACATTGTACCTGCCTCAACTTTTCCTATATTATTACCCTCTAGTGAAACCCATCTATAAATTCCTTCTTCATAAAATATAGTAGCGAATATATTGTAGTACACTTCTTTATTTTGTTTTACAAAAAACTTGTATCTATTAGCCCAATAAGGTGGTTTACTGTTTATTGTTATTTTTGCTCTGTTTTGGTTTTCAGAATCAGACACGGGTACAAAAATTTCCGAGTTTCCTGATGACTCACTTTCTTTTGGTAGTAGAACTGAAGAATATCTCCCAAATTCATCTAAATAAACTATACCAAATTCATAACTTCTATTTGATTTTAACGATAAAGAGCTATTTAATGTAGTCCATCTTGCTTGTACCGTATTTTGCCAAGTAAATTGGTTTTCAAGCTGTGTAGTTACATTATCTGTTGTATCTGAAGGTGTAGTGTCTACTGTAAAAGTAATTTTTGGAGCTTTTATTACAACTGTTGTACTGGTACTAGTATGTGTAAAATTTCCATAAGATGTAAGCGTGTTATTTAAAGGAACTGTGACTGTAGCTATAGAAGCAAAATTAGCAGTTAGTGTTCCCATAAATGTTGTCCAGTCATCTGAAGCTAAAAATGAGCTCAAACCACTGTAAGTTTGTGACAACACCACTCCTGCTGTAAAGACTGCGGTTCCATTTCCGTAATCTTGACTTAAATAACTTGCAGACGGCGATGTTAATTCTATATTTATAATTAATTCACTATCTACTGTAAAAACAATATCTGTAAAAGTTATAGTCAATTCAGTACTATCACCGCTTGTGTTAATAGATGTCGTTAAAAAATCTCCTGCAAAAGACGTTGATACGTGTTCTACATTAAAATCTAATTTTAAAGGTAGTTCGTCAGTTGAGTTTTCAAGCATATCATATTGAGATGTTGTATTTCCAAAAACTATCCTGTCTTTTATAAAATCTTGCGTCTTAGCTGTTAATGGAACATCATCAAATATTCTAAATACCTCATCTTCTGGTAATGCTTTAAAAATCATTCTATTTTTAAACTGATATGTTTTACTCATATCATGTCCGAAATCACTTTCTTTTTTGTTTATAGTGTCAATTACATATACAGTATTGTGTTTTGTATTTTTAAAACAAATATCTATATCTGTTACCCTATCATCACCAGTATTATAAGTAATATTAAAACCATTATATATTCCAATCATACCCTTGTTTTCCATTGTACCATAATCAATACTAAATCCACCTGGGTTAAATTGATAATTAGAAAAAGAAGATAATGCTGAATACTGATTATCTAGATATTTATATCTATAAGCAAAAGCAAAAAATTGCTCTTGTATTTGGTTTTCTTTTTTTGTTGTTGTAAAAAACGGTCTTACTGTAGGAGCTTTTGCAGGAGGTTTTCTGTATAAAGATATATCATCTTCAAAAAAACCATTTTCACCATAAGTTATAGCTCTCTCTACGTTTACAAGCTTAGGGCTATTTTTACCATCTGTAAATAAAAGTATAGTTTCTTTTTTACTTACGTTATATATAACATTTCCATAAACTTTATACTGAGCATCAAAACCTAAAACGTTTGTTGCTGCAGACCTAGTATCTTTTAATATTGTTCTTGTAGCTTGTGATCTAATATCGTATTCAAATATATATCCATGATTAAAAGCATTTGTTACAAACCAATATATTTTTTCATTAGACTCGTCAGGAACAGCTCCTATACATCGAGGCCCTGTACCTGCGCTTATGTTTGTTAGTCTTGTGTTTCCTTCTTCGTTTTGTATAGCACCAGCGTCCCCATCTCCTGTGTTTACAACTCTTATATTCAGAGCATCAGTATATTCACCCTCTGGGATTAATCTTTCGTCGAAATCTTTATTCATTCGACCTTTAGAAAATACGTTTTTTAATTTCATGCTACTTTATCCACTTATTTCTACCTTTCAGTAATTGAGTTAATTCACCCAATTTTATAGAATTTAGTCTGATTTTAGCATTTCTTAATGAAGCAGAAGCTTGTTTTTGTGCTCTTCTTACAATGAATTCTTGTACGCCAAATTTACCTTTTAATATTGTAGACATTAAGTAGTCATACATAAAAGTTTCTGCTAGTTTGTGTATTTTAATTTCTGTTTCAGCATATCCATACAATCCATCAGATACATATTCTATAATAATATTTTTTCCTTTTAAATTAGAACTGAATAATATAAACCCTTGGTTTTTATCTATCAAATAACTTCCGTTATGATTTGCAGAGCCTGTATCCATTCCATATCGTTTCCCTACTATTTGTCCAGTTGGCTCATCTACTTTACCTTCTGTTCCTTCTCTCCATTTATCTTCTATTACAGGAGTACCTCTTAAAGCATTTCCATCTCCATCAAAAAGAATGTCGGCTGTTTCTGTCCCTTCTTGTAAATAAGATTTTGGTGTAGATGAATTAAAATTTTGATTTACATCATGTACCATTCCATCTGAGCTTACGTAGCCCACTTTAACTAAGCTTACAAAATCATGCGGTAAAGGGATTTTTAATGTGTCAGGTATTTCTAATTCGAAACCTTCTATCTCTCTTAACGCATCATAATGTAGTTCTTGTATTGCTCTTTTTGCATGAAATATTACTTCATGTCTTTCAACTTTATTAATTACTTTATCGTCACCAACGTAGGTCAATAAAAAGTTGTTTATTATGTCATCTAACAACATGTATTGATATGTTCCCCAATTATCATTGTTTGGGTTATCTCCACTATTAGTGTAATATTCTCTTTGTGTTATATGTTGTCCTATCGTTGGCATAATTATGTATTATCTTTTTGTAGTTCTACTGATTCCTTATTATCCATAGCTGAAACAACTTCTGGCTCTCTTATTGCTAATCCTGAATACTTACATATTTTAATAATTAAATCTACTTCATCATTTTCTGATATTTCAAAGTTAGTTGAAGAAGCTTGGTTGTAAACAGGGTCTCCGCTTACTGTAGTATAACCCCATATAGGATCAACAGGTTTTCTTAAATAATTACATATTAATGATGTTTCAACGACATTATTAACTGTTTGAGGTGTAGTTCCTGTGTAGTTAATGCTAAGAGGTCTAGCATAGATTTGATTGCCTTGCCTGTAGAATACAGGATATGTTACTGAAGGAACATTTAAATTACTATTCATAATCATATCAAACTTACTTTTTGGTATTTCTTCTAAAACTCTTCCGTTGTATGTTAAATTAATTAACTTGTAATAGTTTGATGGTAGTGTAAAATAATCTCTAGCTTCTCCGACACTCGCTGTATTATTATCCTGTACGTCGGTATATTCCAAAGTAGCTGAGGTAGAAAAAACATCTATCTTATTTCTTACTTGCAGAGCCATATCACCATAACCTAAACTTCTCTTTCTTGTATTCTGAAGTTGTGTTTGTCTTGCAAACTCACTAAAATACGACTCAAAAATCTCTAACTGAGCTAATTTTGCGTAATGGTTGTACTCTAATGGTGATATATACCCTCTGTTGTCTTTGTTTAATAAAAACAACACTGTATTTCTTACACTGTTAATCATGAGTATATTTTTTACAAAAATAATAAAAAAAGGGGCTCAATATATGAGACCCCTCTTTCCCCTTTCACAGTTTCTTCTAGTTTTATAACTTATTTACTAAATTTTGCATTACATCTAGCCCTACGTCTGTTTTGAAGAACATTCCTAGTGCGGAGTATATGTTTTCTCCATAAGGGACAACTAAAACTTTTTCGCTTGGGTTATCTGCCCAAACAACTGTTCTTCCATCGTCTTTAATAGATAACAAACCTTCTTCAACAGCTCTCACTGCTAAATTTCTAAGTTTTAAATTTTCATCATTCAATAAATCTAAAAACTCTTTAGGATTTTGTCTAGCATAAATAATCATATCTCTTCTTAATTCAGAAGATGTCATGTTGCTTACATTTTTACCTTTGTTTACAACCCTAGCAATAGCTTCTAAATCTGTGATATCTAAATCTTTTGCTGCTACCTGAGCGTCCAATGAAGAAGTAAGTGTTTCAACCTCTTCTCCTGCTGTCTTCTCAGCATCAAACTCATAAAACTTACCATTAAACTCTGGATGTAGATATAAAAATTTAGCAAGGTTTGTATTATATTCTTCTACGATTAATTTACCATTTTCAAATATAATTGGTTCAACTGTTGCTAAACCATCTTGCTCATCCACAAATGGAGATATTTGATTAGTAGCCCATCTAAGAGCTCTATTCATTTGTCCATCAAAATGTGTTAACGGTTTTGTATTAGAGTGTTTAACTGGTAACATATACCTTAACGGTGTTCTGTTGCCACTTAAAATAAATATTCTAGTTTTTACTTCTAGTTGCGGAAATACAGAATCGTATCCGCTTTTACGTGTAGTAGTTTTACTTTTTGCCATTTTATTAAAATTAAATTAAATTAAAAAAAAAGAGAATAGGGAGCCGTAGCTCCCTTCTCTCATTAAATATTACTGCATTAAGATGAAGTTATTAGCTCCCATAACGCATAATGCTCTTTCTGATAAGAAATGAACTTGCATTGCATCAAGATCACTGCTCATACCAGCTGAACCAGCTGAACCTGTTACCCAAGACTTATACTTTCTATCTTCAGATGCAGATTGTCTGTATCTTACGTGTAAGAAAGGTCTTTGAGCGTTTTGACCAAGAACTTGATCATAAACAGTCATAGTACCTGCAGGGACAATGATACCATCAACACCACCTAGTTTTCCTCTAGTTGTAGCGTCGTTTAAGTATTTCCAGTCACTCTTATAGAAATCATATCCTATTCTAAAGCCAGTAAATCCAAGATTTAATGCCATGTCTTCGTCGTTGTCAAATAGACCGTAAGAACTAGTTGAAGCTCCACTATTGTTTTGAGCTGCTAATACTTTGTCAATATCGAATCCAGTTGATCTGTTTACGAAGATTACATTTTCTTGAATTGCACCTTCTTTGTCTAAAACTTTAGCAATGTCCTCTAGGTCTTGTCTTGCGTCAATTGTACCTGAAGAAACGTTACCGTTGTTTTCTACTTCATAGAAAAGACCTTTAGTACCTTTGAAACCACTAGATGCAGCAGCTGAACCTGACGCAGCAGGAACACCTTCTACCATAGATAATTCTAGGTAATCTTCAAATCTTAATCTACTTTCATGCTCTGATTTTAAATACCAAAGGTATCCAGAAGCTCCATTTTCTGTAGTTACTTCAACCCAGCCAATGTGAGCCATTTCAGAACCTGATACTTCATATTTTTCTTTGATAATGATAGGGTTGTTTTCTTTTGCAACGAAATCAGCCTCATAAGAACCTGACATTCCGTTTGTACCCTTTTTGAATTCAGAACCATAAACAAACATACTTACTGCATTAGTAGCAGAAAAACCACCAGATGCAACAAGAGTTGCTAAATTCAAACATTTTACATCAATAGCATCAGCTCCAGAAGCGTCAGTTACAATTGCATGTAACGTAGGTCCTGTACCGTCTGTTTTCTTGATGATAATAGTTTGATTGTTTCTAAAATTATGTCCAGTTACAGCGATAGTATCACCATCAGTGATAGTACCTTCTGCTTGGATATGTAATCTTCCTTGCTCGCTCCACTTAATTAAGTCAGAAGTACAAGGAATCTCAGCTGATACCATTCTTAAAAAAGAAGCTACAGATCTATTTCCGTATTTTTCAAACTCCTTTTCATAAAGGTCTGGTAAGTATTGCTGAGCAAATGTGTAATCACTACTGCCTAGGTAAGATGTGTTTTGCAACGCCTTCCCTGGTGCAGGAGTTAATGAAGTAGATCCGCCAACACCTGACGATCCACTTGCGTCAAAATTAATACTTTGTGCCATTTTTAATAATTTTTAAAATTTAAACTTACTTTTTACTTTTTATTTTCAATCCACGACCAAAATCATTTGTGTCTTGCAACACTCTAAACTTGGGTCCTGGGGTAGATGTGTCTACATTAGTACGAACATTCATGTTGACGTTTTTTCCATCTCTAACTACATCATTTACCGCATCTGCTTTGCCTTGCTCGTAAAAGAACTTAGCATAACCTAACGGGTTCATAGCCATAGATAAAGCAGTATGATAGTCTTTTGCATTTGTTAAATTTCCGTCATCATCAAGATACTTGTTTATAAAGTTGCTTAAATCAGATTGAGCATTAACAGTTTCTTCAACGTTTTTTGGTTTGTAAGTTAATTTTTTGTCACCTACATTGAATTCAAAACCTTTGAACTCGTCGTTAAAATACTTTTTAGTATTGTTTGTAAAAAACTCTCTACGCTTATCGTCAATCGCTTGCGCTTTTGTCGACTCATCATTGTATTGCTTATAAAAATCTAAAGCTTTCTTATAATCCTCAGGAACATTCTCGGCACTTGACTCAAGAGGAGTATGGTATTTTTCCCTTATATTACTAAAGTAATCTTTAGCCTTCTGCAATTCTTTTTTCATCGCTAGAGCTTTACTCTTTTTAGACCTTTCCTCTTCATCTTCAGATACACCATAAGTGTCCTCAAGATAAAATTCAATGTCCTCATCAGAGTATTCAGGATTTGTCTGAGCAAGATAATTTCCTATTAAAGAAATATCATCCATTTCATCAAAATTCTGTTGCGCTGCTACGAAGTCTGCTAAACCTCTTTTTGTATCTTTATTATACTCAAGATATTTAATAACCTCTTCAGGCAACTCTAACTGGTTCTCATTATTTTTAAGAACGTCTTTTAATTGACTTTCGTCAATATTATAAGTGGACGCTAAATAGTCCTTTATAATACTTTGTTTATCAGTTAGCTCATCAGATTTTTCACTGATTTCAGGAGCTTCCTGCTTTTCTTGAACAACCTCTTCTTTTTCTTCTTTCTTTTCCTCTTTAGGTTCTTCAACAATTTCTTTTTCCTCTACTACAGCTTCTTGTTTTTCAGCGACTTCTTTTTCAGCTGCAGTTTTCTTTTCTTGATGCTCCTTTTGAATTTCTTCAGGAGACTTACTCATGTCTACTTTGAAGTCTACTTCTTCTTTGTTTTTATTCATAATTGATTAAATTAAATTTTTATACAAATTTATATAAAATTTTTACACGTTTTTGCCACCCTGCATTTTTGACATCAAAGCATTCATCATTGCTTCGTCTTGTGCTGGAGGAGCACCTTGCCCAGTGGGTGGTTGCATTTGTGGCATTGCTTGCGTTTCTCTTTGTTGAGGTGGTTGCATAGGCATTGCTGTTGCGGTAGGAGATGGTGATCCGCCTAAAATTCCACCACCTGAAGCCTTCAACATATCTAGTTTATTGCCTTTTGGTTTTGTAAAGTTTTTTGGAGGACCTCCTTGTTTTCTTTGTGTTATTAACTCACTTTGTTGAGTAGCTTGAAGCTCAGTTCTTTGGTCTTTTCTATCTTCTCTGTTTGTTTCTCTATCTTTAAGACCTTTTGACTCCATGCCTTTTATTTTCATTTCGTACTCATACTTAATTTGCATAAGCTCTAAGTCTTTTTGTTTTTCAGCTTCTAGTTTTTGCAATTCTAATTGAGCTTTTAATTGCATCAATTCAGATTCACTTTGTGTTTTTAACTGTGACTCTTGCATTCTTCCTTCAGAAGCTTTTTGAGCAGCTTGTTGATTAGCTTGAGATTGCATCTGAATATTTTCTGCATTCTTTCTTTTATCAGCTTGCTCTTTTCTTTTCTTTTTAATTTTCAATAATTGATTAGCTAGCGTGTAGTTTTTTACTTCTCTTACATCTATAGCATCAGATAAGTCTATCATTTTTGCTGCAATAGCTTGTTGTATATTTTGTTCTAACTTACCTTTTTCTTCTTCATCTGGCTCTAACTCTATGAATATTCCAAAGTCATGTAAATGCATATCACCTATTTCATTAATGATTTCAAAATTGTTCTTTCCAATCATCATTGCAAAATCCTCTGCAAAATCAGAATACATCAATATATCTGATATTCTACACGAAATTGCTTCACATAATCTTTTAGTTAACTGCACTCCAGATAATAAAACATGTCTAGTTGCTGTATTGGAATTTAATGCGGCTAATTTTTGTAACCCAACTAAAGCATTCTTGTCTGGCATACTGCCATCTCTTGCTTCGTTTATACCAGTAACAGAGCGTATCATATTTAACTGATAGTTATACATAGTAATTAAACTTTGAATCTTTGCGTTAGAGCCACTACTAGTTAATTCTTGTATTGGAACTCTTGCATTATTAAATTCACCGTCTTCTGTAAAACTTCTACCGATAACAGAACCAGTTTGGAAGTACATTGATAAAGCTTCAGATGGATTATAAGAAGCTCCATTTCCTAAATCTACACTATTTAAACCATCTGCGTCTATAAATACACCATCTGGTATCATTTTAGAAACAACTTGTTGTAGTTTTAAATGAACTAACTGTATTTGATCTGCAAAAGGAATCATTCTTTTAACTAAAGAATCAATATGACCTTTATCCATTTTAATAGCAGACACTAGATATGGTGGTAAAGAACTTTGAAAAGCAGATTTTGGTCTAACTTGGTTTTCCATTAACTGCCATTTTAAAAGCCTATTGGTTCCTAAAACCATTACACCTTCATACCACACATCAATTCTTCTGGCTACTTTTTTAAATTTAGCGTTTTCAGAAGCAGGTGGGTTAAATCCAGATTCTTTTTTTAATGCTTTTTCTCCACCGTTAACAGTAGATTTTACTTTATAAATAATTTCTTTATCTGTTTTGTAACAGAAATATAATAACGATACATTTGATTTATCTATACCACTATTAGTTTGTAAATTTATTGTACTTCTATATCCGTCATGTCTTCCTGCTAACTTTGAAATTTCTTCTATTTCTTCTTGTGTTAGATTTGGATTTATCTTTTTTATTTCTCCAATATGTACAGATTTGACTTCACCAAAATAATAACAATCTCTAAAGTTTGGATCTTCAGTTTGTGAATAAACTAAATTTATTGGGTCTACATACTCTACTTTGACACCTTCATGTGCATTAAAAGAATGTTTTACTGCCGATATACCTAAAACTACATTATCCTCATCTACTCTTCTTTTTATTTCATCGTAGTTATTAATTTCTAACAAAGTGTCTATAGCCGTTTCTTGTGCAACCTCTACACCTTGTTTATAAGATAGCTTCATGTATAAATCTAATTCCTGTGGTGATTGCGGTCTTTGATCTTCTGCAAAGTTGTATGCATCTACACCTGTACCTGCTTTTATAATATCTAGTACAGGGGCAGCAAGCATATCTGCTTCCATTTCTAATCTATAAGCCTCTCTGAAACCACTTGATATTTGATCTACAGCTTCTACGTCTACTTTGAATAATCTGTTAGATATGCCATTTACAACTATATCCACAAACTTTGGAATAATAGGAACAGGAGTCCAATCAAGATTTAAATAAGATAAGTCACCGTTGATTGCTAATTCGTTTTTATATTTTTCTATAGGCTGTTTACCTCTTGCATATAAACGTCTGTTTAAATATTCCGAACGTATTTCTCCATACAAAGAACTTCCGTACTCTCTTGAAAACCATTCTGATTCAATAGCTTGACCTACTCTCAACCCATACTCATAGGTTGATTTTTCTTCGTCTGCTACAAATTGATTAGGGAAACCGCCTCCTCCACTATATTTGTTTTTAGCCATAGTGTTTATGATATAATTTTACTAACAAATCCTTTATTGTTATATCTTGCAAAGTTAAGATTTATTTGATTATCTTTTTTGTGAACAACTTTTTGTGTAGAAAAGTTTGCCATGATAGCAAAACCTGAACTTACAGTGGCATCAAAGCGTGTTCTATTATTAATATCGTAATTAGACCAGTCCAAAAGCGTTCGGTTAAAAAACATATTTCCACAAGAGCCAAAGTCTATATCTTCGTCATTTACTATGACCCCTACATGATTCTGTATATAAGCTTCTATATACTCTGCGTGAGCTGAAATTACTGCTGATGACGAAGGAATACCTCCTAATTCTTTTTCTGCTTTAGAAAGCACATTTCTATGCTTATCTGGTCTGTTTAAAGAAAACGCTCTATATCCTCTTTCTTTTAAATAATACAAAAGCCTGGGCTTGTTGTTCTCTACTAATATAGGCATTCCATAAAAATGTAAAGCCATTAATACATCTTCATAAAATATTTCTGCTGTTGGGGGTCTAGATATATACTCTAAAAAAAATGAATTTGTAGGGCCTTCTTCTAGATGAAATTTAGTCATACCATGTAATGATCCTTTTGAACCACTACCATGCACTGTGCCAGATATATCATAAGAGTCACATCCGAAACTACCAATATGTGCATTTCCTGGTATTTTCCTAACTCCTTTATGTATTACGTTGTTAGCAAGTGATAAAGGTGGTGTCCAACTAGTAACAAACCTACCGTTATTATCAGGAACCCAAATAACCTCAGTATCCCTAACTCCATTTTTCCAAACAAACGAACCTTTTGTAAGGCTGGTTTTGATAGCAAAAGAATCATTGTAATCAATTTGTTCGTATATTTTTGTTAAGTTAAATATAGTGTTTTTAGATTCATCACGAAACGCATGTGATTCTGTTCTAGGAAATTGTCTATAGAATTCATTTAAACCATCTTGGTCTTTTTTTAAACCTTCTACTTCATTTTCCCAATGACCTATTACACCATTTTCTATAATATCTCCATAAGGTCCATAAGTTTCTTTTTCAGGGTTTTCAAAAACAGGCATACCGTATTCATCTATAAATCCTTCGTAATTCCATTCCATTGGTATAAAAAACGAATACAATCCTGAGTTTGTTTGTCCATTTTTATTTCTTTCTAAAACATTAGAGTTTTCATATAGCTTTTTAAAATTATCTCCCCCTTTGTCTAAAGCATTAGATGTAGAACCCATCATACATTTACCTATAATTCTACTACCTAGTCTTAATGTTGTTTTCGTTACTCTCCAGTTATTTAATATATTATCAGGCCTCTCCCATTTACCAGATTCATCATGTACTAATAATTTAAGTTTTTCACCGTCGTATGAGTTGTCTCCTGTGTTTTTCCAGTCGATGGTTGTATCGAGCCCTGTGAGCTCTTCAGGCTTGTTGGAGGTGGAGGTAAGTTTCCTTCTGGTAAGTTTAGATGCGGGAACTCTGTACGCCAATTCCGTTTTGGGTCTATCCATTCCGTCTTGTATAGGTTTGAAGAAGAAAGGATAGTTAACTGATATTGGGACGACTTTATCCGTGAACATTTTCTTCGCATCGGCACCAGATTTGGACAATATCCCGAAGCGTGAATCGGAAGATATTGTGGCAAGGTTGACAGTTTCCCCCGATGCCATAAAAGAAAAGCCTGAACGTCTGTTTTTGAGATAGCACATTCCATAACTTCTGCTGTCCGCTTTGCAGGCTTCCCAAAAAATGAAGAATAATCTATTGGCCTCTCTAAAGTCTGGGTTCCCAACGTCAATCTTAGACCACTGCAAGTACATATAGTGAGTGCCAGTAATGTAAGTAGGCACACTCTTATTATAAAACCAAAAACCTTGTTCTCTTTTAACAAATTCATTTTCGATATAATCTATGTATTTATTTTTAAAATCCTCTGGATAGTCTCTCCAGTCAAATATTGTTTTAATTCTATTTAACTCTTTTGGGTATGGAGTAACTTCCCACTTATTTTTATCAAATCTATGTATTTTTTTTGGTTGTTTTGGTAAAGCTATTCTTAGGTTTTGTATTTGGTATATATCACCAATCAAACCTGTTTTAGAAATAACAACGACATCATGTTCTTTGTTATACCCATATTTCCACTTTTTAGATTTGTTTAGTTTTTTTATAACATCAAAATCTATTGGGGTTACTTTAGCATATAAACTTTGTTCGTACATTACTTTGATCTTCTTTCTGCAAATCCAGAAAACGCTTTTTTCTTTTCTTCTTTTGGCTTGCCGTCTATCATAGCTTTTTCTTCTTCAATACGATTGAGTATTTCAAAAGCATCAAATATTGCAAGTTTTTTTGTTGCAGCTGCATTCTTTAATCTGTCTGCTGCTAATTCGTCATCAGGGTCTGGTTTTATTATTTCTTCTTCAGCTACTTTAATAAGCTCCTTAACAGCCTCATGACCAGCCTTTATAATTCTTTCTTTTATTTCATTTACGCTTTTCATTCTCTAATTCTTTTTGTAAGTTGGCTAAGGCGCGCCATGCAACCTTTGCAGAGTGGCGCTGTCCATCATCATCTATTTTTCCAGCGTCTATCAAATGCCTAGCCAATGCATCTAATTCATCTGTTGATTTTTTTCTATCCCAATGTAAAGGTTTATCTGGATGATGTTGTTGATTACCTGCTAAAGATACTCTTGCAACCTCCATTATTGCATCAGGAAAATACTTTAAAACACCTGTATATACTGGTGTGTCTTTTCTTTGTTTTGCTTTCATAAAGTTAATTTAAAATTGTACATATATCTCTTGTCATCATTCTGTATAGTTTTTCATTATTAATTTCAAACTCATACTCACTGTCTTTTCTAAAATTAACTTTACTCCCTTCTTCTACTCCAAGCTCCTTTAGTTTTTTGTTTGAATATACAACTACACCTGTATTTTCCTCTAAACCTTCTTGATGTAAATATTTATTTTCTAATTCAGTGGGTTTTACAAAACAGTAATCATCTACTGAATGCCACTTGTTCCCGTCATGATATAAATAAAATTGATATGGATCTATTATGTATATATCCCCTTTAAAATAATTAGGAGACTTCCTTGGCCTACCTTTCATGTCATAATATATTCTAAATACATTATGATGAACAACCAACGTGTCTCCTTTCTTTATTTCTCCTTTATAATATGATGGGATTTCTATAACCTCTGCAAATCTATTGACATGCATATGGTTTGATATATCGCTGTTCACAATCATTTTCTGACCAGCAAGCTCTATTTCGTTATTGTAGTGTGTTCCTTTAGCTTTTATTAAAAAATAAAAAGGAGATTTCATCAGAAGTCTATATTAAACTCTATAGACGCGGGCATATTTTTATTAAACTCTTTCCATTGCTTCACTTCATCGCCTCTTTGAATATATATAACATAAGACTCTTTTTTCTTATCATATTCAATTAGATGAATTACATAAGTAGAATTCAATACACTTTGTCCAACGATGTAGTGCATTGAGCTACCTTTATAGTCCGCTCCTATGGAAATTTTACGAATTAACATTTTCCTCTGGTTTTTCTGGCAGAGGAGTTATAATACCAGTTTCTAAACTTAAATTACCCTTACCGTATTTTTCTTCCAGGGCTGTCATTTTTGTTTTTAGCGTTTCTGCTAATTTATGTAACTCACTTACAAGAGCAAGCTTGTGAGCTTCCATTGCCCCAATCTCTAACTGTAAACCTTGTTGTGAACCTCTGATACTTTTGAGCTCTTTTAAAGACTCGTCGTCAATTTTTATTTCACTACTGACCGCAATGTCTTCCATTGTCTTTTCTTTGTTTTCTGCCATTTTATTAAAATTAAATTAAAAATATTTTATTCTTCTACTGGATCTGGAGCTTCTTCTTCTGGAGCCCAAGGCATCTCAGCTTCTACGTTTTTAGGTGTAACTAGTTCAGATATTTTTTCTGCAATCATTTCATTCATGTGATCAGTAGGGTGATTTGCTTTTGCCCACTCAATCACATCTGCCTCTTTTAAGTCTTTGAGATCTGTAAAGTTATCTTTATCAGGAGAGCCTACTGGGCATGCTCCATAAAAAGTTGCGCTGTTTTTTTCTTCTGTGTCATCAGTTCCAGTATACTCAAAGTTAATATGAGTAATCACATCCGACAATCCGTCGAGCGAAGGAGCCTTTTTCAAAGCCGTGATTTTCCATTCATATGTTATAGCCATAATTATAATTGTTAAGTTAAACTAATTTGTCAAAGTTAATAAAAATTTCTTTATATTAAACTGAGATGCTCTTAAATAATATAGGAATTATTATCTTACCTTCTTCTTCTAAATGATTTTTGTAGTTGTTTTCTAAATCAGATACTATTTCATCTGTAATATCTTCATGTCCCCACCATAAATCTATTAATATAAGGTCATATTTTTTATCGGGTGTATAGCTATATGCATCATCTTTTATTACATTTATAGAGTCATCTATAAAATCTATATAATCAATTAATTCTTGATTATTTTCTACTACATCTACTACACTACATTCTTTTTCTACCTTTAAAGTTTCTGGTACTAAACCTAAACCTAAACCTAATACTAAAACTTTATCATAAGTAAAATCCTTATATAATTCATTTACTTTTTCACAGTCTTTACAGTCACCTAACATTACAGTAGCATATAATTCGACGTTATCAATACTTGTTTTATCGTTAAATTCTAGTATACTAACACCATCTCGCTTTACAACATTAAAAGATGTTCCAGAATATTCTTTTATTTTATCTTCTTGTATTTTCATATTTTTATATTAACATCCACTTGCATCGTAGTTACTAACAACACCACTACTATTTACATAGAAATAACCACCACTTGTTGACCCACTACTTGTTCTAAGAGGTGCTCCATACCATTTGTTACCACCATTAGTACTATTCATTAAGTTTAAGTTATTATCATAAACTTGAGTACCGTTGCCAAATGTTCCTGTAAATCTAATAATAGTATTCTGCGTTTGGAAACAAGCAAATAAAACCTTGTTATGTGGTCCACTGACATATCTAGTTACATATGATGATTGAGTTGCTTGTTGTTGAACAGCTCCATACGAAGTACCAATACTGTTTGTGGCGTAAGCTCTAAAGTAATAAGTAGAAGCGGATGCTAAACCAGTAACAGCTCTACTATAACTACCTGTCGTATTAAACGTACTAGGATGAGGTGTAACTTTTGTAACACCAAATGCACCTATTGTAGGAGTTGAAACAGCGTTTGAGTATACAAATCCTTTATCTGTTACGGTAGCATTTCCAGTACTAGTCATATTACCATTAAACGTCATGCCATTAGAACTTATACTTGAAGCTAAATTAGTTACAATACCTGGAGCTGTAGCGCTAGTTGTAGTTACAGCTTCAATATCACCATATGATGTTAAACCACCACCATTACTAGTAGTAGCGTACGCTCTATAATAAAACGTAGTTGAATGTGGAAGGCCTGTTACAGTGCTACTAAAAGCAGCAGTACCAGATCCTAAAGAACCTGTGTCTGTAACACCACTAACACCTTTTCTTAAATTTACATTAGTTGTTGCTCTTACAAAACCTTTTGCTGTAACACTTAAACTATCATTAGCTACATCACCATTCATTGTAAAACCTCCAGCTGTTACATTTGTTTCAGCGTTGGTAGTAACACTAGGAAATAAACTTTCTATATCATTACATATAGTGTTTATAAACGTTGCAATATTACTTGGATCATGATTACTGTTAAAACTACCGCCAGTATTATCTGCATAACCTTGATATATACCATGAACAGATTGAGGATGCGTACCACTATCACTTATAGAACCACATATCATAATTGTAATATTATTGGCAACTGCGTTAGCTGATAATGTACCCATTTTATTATACTCTTCAGCACCATCAAAAATATCGTCACCATCGCCATCAGGCGCGTTATCTGTCATTAATATTATCATTTTATTAACGCCAGATCTAAAAGCGCCAGCAAAGTCATGGTTAATAACTCTATCTATAGCTGTATCATTTGGTTCTGGCCCTCCTTCACCATAACCCAACTCCATACTCGTAGCGCTATTACTGTTTTGGTTTAAATAACTTATTTTTGTATCAAAGTCAGACTTATTTGAATGTGCAAGTGGTACTATAGCTGCGAGATATACATTTGAATCTACACCACCAATAAATTTATAAGATGAACTTAGGTTAGCCACAACAGTGTTATTACCGCTCCAATAACTAGGTTGATTATCGTCTTGATCTATTAGCACAGCCGCTAGCCTATAATCACCACCAGATCTTTCAACAACCTTGTTTGTTATAGTAGCTACATGCGTTTTTAAATCTTCCATGTCATCATCCATTGATCCAGTATAATCAATTAAAAATACTACATCCATAGCTAAATTACATGGAATCGGTTCAAAGTCATGGTCATAAGCGTAGAATTCAGACATTGCATGCCCAGCATTACTGTCTGGTAAATTAGGACTATGAATGTTTAGATTTATATTCCCACCACTCGAATCATCATTACCATCATCACTTAAACCTCGTAAACTAAAAGTATTTTCACCATCTGCATTATTAGCGGTGTAATCACCCTCGTTCTTTTCAGAAAAGATTTTTAATAGGCTTAACTGCCCTGAACCTGGAACAGCCATTATTTTATTTGTTTTTTAAGTTCTTCTATTTCAGCTTTTAAATCTTTAATAGCCTCAATTAAATAACCTGTTATGTTACCATAAGCTACAGCTTTATATTCACTTTCGTTATTTACTAGTTCTGGTGCTACTTTTTCTAATTCTTGAGCTATAACACCGCTACCTTGTTTATTATCTTTAGTAAAGCTTACTCCTCTCATTTCATAAACTTTAGATCCATCTAAGGTTTCTATGTTTGTTTTAAGTCTTTCATCTGAATAAGCTATTACATCTGCTGTTGCAGTTACACTACCACCAAACGTAGCATTACCTGTACCGCTTATTTTTAAATCGTATCTTGAGTCTGTTGTATTGTATACAACAAATCCTTGACTATCAACACTTATCTCCCAATCATCATATGATGGTGGAGTGAATTTTATTTGACCTCCATCATTATCAAGCTCTATATCTCCAGCTACTTTTAATGATGTACTTGTACTACCTGGGTCTAAATAATAACCTGTGCTATCTATATCAATAAACTTTTTAGTGTAAAAAGTACCACCTTGATGAAACTCATGTGTATATTGTCCACTGTTACCAGTTTTTACTTGTAGTCCATCACCACTTCTTATTAATTTAACATTTGTATCTCCATCATTGCTAGCAAAACAGAAGTTTGGCTCACTACCACCTTCAGCAGACATAGATGTACCAAATATTAATTTATGTTCGTGAGTTGTACTAGTTGATGCTGTACTAGTAGGGTTTGTAGAAATACTTATTTCACTAGATAGAGCTTCAATAGTAAAGTAATAAGTAGCAGCATTAGAAGAACCAGATTTATAAGACATGGTATATTGACCATTACTATCACCTTCTACTTTTATAACTCCATCAGTGTAGTTACCACACGATGATGTTATGTTTACATCTTGATGATGATTAACAATAATTTGAGCTGTAAAAGCTCCAACATGACTATTACCATGTGATGTACCTGTAACTTTTACTACACTAGCTAACTGACTATTATCAGTTGTTATTTCAAAAACTCTAACATAAGAGTTACTAATAGAAGCTGTACAATATTTTCTGTGTGGTGTTGTTATTGGTTTTGGGAAAGTAACTTTTTGAGTTGATCCATCAATAAGAATAGCATCTGTATTATCAGTTTGCAATATTAAACTATTTCCTGTTGTAGTTCTGATTGTACCAGAACCACTAGTAAAGCTCATTCTTCTACTTGAACCATTTATATTTAAATCTGTAGTTCCTTCAATATGAACATCTCCTGTTATAGACATTCTATGTGATCCTCCAGCATAAAAAACTTGAGTATCAGAGCCACTAAATCCCCAGTATGTATTAAGATCTCCTTTGTGTCTTATATAATCATCAATATGTATTTGATTCAGTATTGAATCACTCGCTGGATTTACAAGATAATTAGTATTATCTGCATCGTAATATACAGGAGAATCTATCCTGGTTTTAGCTATATATCTTTGAATTCTTCTAGTTTGTGCATCTGTTATTTTATATATTTCAGAACTTGCTAAATACCAAGTAAACACCTCATTAGCACTACCGCCATTTACATAAATATGGCCACCACTACTGAAAGACCCACTATCACCACAATGTGATACTCTTACATACCATTCAAATTTACCTGTACCAGCATTATCAGTTAAGAAATAAGATGTTTTATTAGTACCTTGAGCATTTTCAGCTATTTCAAATGTTTTACCTGTTTCTAGTTTAGCTTGGAATACTTGTACAAAAGTCTGATTGTTTGCAGCACTTATTGTTTGATAGAAACCACCACGTCCAGGGCTTGTATTGTTACCATTATTGTAAATTCTTATAACCTTACCAGATGAATTTGGTGCTATTTGATTTAACGTTGTTCCATCTTCTTCGTGAAAATGTTGAACACCTGAACCGCCTTGATTATTATAAACATTAACACTATTACTACCATCTACAAAATCTTCATCTCCATAAACAGCTGTTCCTGCACCTCTAACGAATGCTGCTATTGGATTCCAAGGACCTCTTTGTGTAGAGTTGTTTGGCATATCTAATACCTTATAACCATCTATTTCTAAAACACCTGCGTTGATTGTACTATAAGTGAGAGTACCATTAACCGTTATATCGTTAACAGTTAAGTTGTATAAATTACTACTACCATTTGGATTTAAAATATAACTGGTATCTGCTGAATCATAAAATTGAGGAGCTCTCCAGTCATTATTAGCCGTACAAACACCATTTGCAGCTAATGTTACATTATTTGAACCTGATGAATTTCTAACAAAGACTCCATTGGTTGTTTGCATATACCAATAATCACTATGATATTGTATCTTACCTACTTGTTCACCACTCCAAGTATGACTATCAGCGTGCCATGCACCTGTTGTTCTAAGTGATGTGGTTGCTGCAGGATCTATATATCTATTGGTGTTGTTTGTATCATAGAATATAGGCGCTCTATGAGAACCTATCACAATCATATTGCCTAGACCATCTAAATGACCTTTTTCTACATAACTACCAGATGCCTTACTAACATAATACCATCCTTCATCAGCAGCGTCAGCGTGCTCTACAAATGTCATTTGGTGACCACCTGTAATAGCCAAAGTACTTTGACCAGTTGTAACTTTTCCTCTCAAAGTTATGAAATGGTTATCATTTCCATAACCTGCAATTAGCCCATAAGTATTAGTACCACCTGTATGAAGGGTAAGCCTACCCGTTACAACATCTAACGTGCTGTCAACAGTAGTAGCGCCATTTAAATAAGTTGTTCCGTTATTATAAAAATCATACGAACCATGAACACTAGTGCTTTTCACAGCAAACTTACCTGATGTGTTACCACTATCCATATCCATGTGGTCAACTACACTCGTGCTTCCTGGATTTACATAAAAAGCTGTATTATTTGAATCGTAGAATATAGGTGCATAAAAATTACCTCTATCAACATATAGTCCTCCTGCAGATTCTAATCTTATAGTTGTTTTAGAACCTGTAGCATATGAGTCAGTAGTAGATAAATACATTCTAGTACCATAACTACCATCTGTTCTTACATATATTCCCCCTTGTGCTGTAGTTCCAGAACTACTATCAGAAGCACCAAATGTTATTGAGCCTCCACCATGATCTGTAGCTACATTGGGATCTATGTGTATGGATCCTTTTCCTGTACCTTGTGTAGTAGCATCCCAAACTGTACCATCGTGTACATCTAACTGTCTAAGAGAACTTCTTGATCCTGGATTAGTAAAATAGGCAGTATCATTTGAATCATAGAATATAGGTGCTAACATTTCTGTTCCAGCTTGTATATATGCAGAATAAAATCTACCATGAGTTTGTAATGTAGTTGAAGTAACAAGATTAAAATTAGTCGTAGGGTTTTTTGTAAAATAAGAAGTGCTTGTAGTTTGTGCTATATTCCAATCACCAATCCAGTCTATAGCTGTGCTATAAAACTCAGCACCATGTACTTTATGAACATGAACAGTAGCATAACTCCATGTTGACGTTGTTTCACCAATAGCAATACATCTTCTTTCATTACTTCCATCATTTCTTCTACCTAGATAAATAGGTTTACTCATAGAGCCTATAACTCTAACACCAGCATTATACCATTGTGTAGTACTAGTATTACTATTACCTCCACTATTCCAGTTATGACCACCGACTATAATTTTAGTGGCATGATCACTACTATATTCGTATACGTCTATTTCCATATACATCATATCGTAGTTGTTTAACGTACCAGGTAAATCAATTACAATCTGACCTGTTGTACTACCACTACCGCTCCATAATGCGTTTTGACCTGGGTATGCAATTTTAGGATAAGCATCATCACCTATCCCTAAATGACCATGCACTACAGTTTTATCAGTCATAGCATTACCTAAAATAGTATTACCTGTAGCAGTTATACTACCTATATTAACTAAATTCCTGCTGGAATCCATTACATAGGTACCGTTTAACTGATATGATGACATATTAGAATTAGATGCGTGTACAGTACCAGCTGCTCTTATTGATGTTCCTGTATTAGCAAAGTCTCCGTAGTACGTTGTATCGGCTGAATCATAGAATATTGGAGCTCTTTTGGATGCTTCAGAAAATGAATTACCACTGCTATCAAAGAATGTTCTGTTTGTACCACCACCACCAGGTCTTATTTCTAAATTACCACCATTATTTGTAGCAAAATCCCAAGTTACACTGCCATTGTCTTGAAATCTTACGTAAGACCAGCTATCGTTAGAGTCTAGTTCAATTCTAGCGTAAGAAGAACTATCAATTCTGAAACCATCGGACCTTGTTGTTTTAAATTGATTGTCTTGACCATCAATGAGAGTAGATGACAAGTATAGCTGAACACCTGTAGCAGCTCTGAAGCTCATGGTATCATTACCATGGTTATAATATATTTCTCCCGCGTTGTCATCAGCATTATCACCAAATGCTATAACACCATATTGTTTACCATTACCTCTTAATGTAATACCAACACCATCAGATGCTGAATTACCACCTAATATTACTAAGTCTTCTGCGTATGAATATCCTTGACCATCTGGGTCAGTTGTGTTTATACCTACTTTTCCAGTTAAATGTAAATCACCTGACTCTTCAAGAGTTAATAAAGTTCCACTAGAGCTTCCTAAAGTAGCAGCACCAATTGAAAACTTATTTGTACCATTATTATTAGTATCTATGTTAATTCTTACATCACCGTAAGAGTTTAATGTTATATTATCGTTATAAGATTCATCTTTTGTAGATGTTATTGAGTGCTGGAAATTTGTTCCGTAGCTATCACTATCCCATGTAAAAAACAAACCACCAAATCTGTATAGTTTAGAAGATTCATTATTTACATATCTACCATAAATATGATCAGTAGTTACTACTTCACCTACAGTTAAAGAATTTATATTAGTAGCACTAGCTGGATTAACATAATAACCAGTGTCATTGTGATCATAAAATATTGTACCTCTTAATGATCCAGTTGCTTTAAAATCACCAAGTATAAAACTACTACTAGCATCTCCTGAAAATCTAGCAAACTCTACTTTATTATTTTTATTATATAAATGTAAAGTACCAGCACTAGTACTATCATTATTAATCCACATTTTCCAAGATTCCCAAGCAGAAACCATATGTGTACTAGCACCACCAAACGTAATGTGATCTTCGTTATCTGACCATATATTTAATTTTGATCTAAACGTTGTAGAGGTTGCAGTTGTAGCATCTAAGCCATAGTCACCTCTTCTATGTGGATATATAGATATTGATCCATCACCCACAACAATATCATCATCAGCGTATTCACCATTATTACTACTACCAGATGTGAATGATCCAACTCTTACTTGAGAGCCAGATGTATATAGTCTTATATCACCATTATTTTTTACTGTTAAACCATCACTATCTATTCTTACTCTATCGCTATTACCAGTTCTAAGATCAATTTGATCTCCACTATTAGCTACGTCAATCATTCTTCTTACACCGTTCTCACTAGACCACGCCCACCATGTAGATATATTAGTACCATTACCAAACCCAAAACCATCAGTTGAATTTTTTGCATATATAGCGTTATTTTCTAAAGTACCGCTATCCCAAGCTACAGGTATTCTTACCTTTAAGTTACTTGTAAGCGTACTAGTATCAGCTATAAGCCTATCACCACCACCTACATGTAATTTCCACGAGTCAGCGCCATTAAATCCAAAATAAGTATTAGTATCTCCTTTGTGAACTATATAATCATCTAACTCAATGTCATTCATTACGCTAGTACCTGATGGATTAACATAATAAGATGTATTATCATAATCATAAAACAAAGTTCCTCTTATATCAGAGTTACTTACTATTCTACCATAACTAGATATCGTTGCGCTATCTAAATGTGCATATGCTCCATTAGTGCTAAAAACAAATCTATTACCATCGTCTATTCTTAAAACTCTTGTATCACTACCACCATCTCTAGCTGTTGTAAAATCAACAGCCAATGCATCATTTTCAGCTTTGATTTTAAAGTAATCATCGCCACTACTACCTCTTGTTTTTTGCCATACCATATGCGGCTCATACGCTTTAGCTGTAATTACTGTAGTGTCATTATCTTCTACTAGTAAACCATTACCTAAATTTAATTGACCACTACTAACTGTAATATTAACATTTGAGGTTAAACTATCTCCGTCTGACCATATTGCTAGTCTATTAGCGGCACCTGTTCCATCTACATCTCCTCCAGAAACACTACCCCATTCTAATGTAGTTCCAGACGAAGGCACCTTTAATACTTGCCCTGCGCTTCCCATTGTTTTAGGGAATATATATGCACCATTGAATTTTATGTTTTGACTATTATCTATAAATAAAGCTTCTGTTCCCGACACACCACTCGCTCCTGTTTGGAATTTAAGACCTCCTTGTCCATTTACAGACATTATAGCTGTGGATGTCTCTACACCTAAAGCCCCTCTATTTCCACCACCGTCTGATAAAAATAAATAAGGTTGTATTGTATTAGTAGTTGTATCATGGTTTTGTAAGTATAAAACAGCTGCGGTAGTTGAATTACTTCTCATAGCTGAAATACCAGACACATCTAATTTAGAAGACCCTGTTTGTAAATCACTAGTTGTATTTAATCTAAATTTATTAACTTGGCTAGTTCCATCAGGGTCTACATAATATGCTGTATTAGATTGAGCATAATACGCTGCACCAAAATAACTGAAACTACCCAAATACATATTACCATATCCATATAATCTCCTATTATTATCTATCTGTAACGCTGTCCATGCCGAAGGTATAGATGTACCTACTGTACCGTCTGTATCACCTCCTGACGAGTTTTCTGGCTCATCTACATAGAATGAAATTGTTTTATCACTACCACTACTACCACCTTTAAATTCTATACCTGCTACGTTACCCCAATTATTATTTGCTGCATTACTTGCTCTTTTGTAATTAGTGCCATCAAATCTTAAATTAGTACCTACCCATGATCTCCATACTCCTTGTGTTGTAGACCATATTGATACATTTCTAGAATATCCAGCTGCCATGCCTTGACCACCAATACTAAATAAATTGTTACCATCTGATGATGATACAGGGTCTGATTGAAATTGTTGATATGTTTGAAGCGTAGCTCCTTTTATAGATAAATCACCTTCAACACCTACATCACCATAAAACGTAGCGTGCTTAGCGTTATTAATTATTAAAGCGTGATTATTGTAAGTTCCATTAACAGCTACTCTAAAATCAGCGCCCCATCCTTGTAAGAATACAGATGAAGAATCTTTTAATTCTATCTGACCAATACTGTTACTGCCTTCGCTTATTTTGACGTAATTATTTCCATCATTAACCGTTAATACACCATCAACTAGTGTCAGATTACTGCTAGATTCTAAACTTACATCTGAAAAGAATTTTTGTGCCATTTCATTTAAGTTACATTACTTTCTGTATCAGAACTCTATAATCATCGTCTGTTACTGAACTAGCAAATGCAACTTCAACTGTGCCGTTTGTTGGTCTTGTGATATCGACATGCACCGTATCGTATGTAGGAGTTCCTGCTGAAATATCAACTACTTGAACTATAACATCAAAAGACGCTAGGCCATGTGTTACCGTGTAAGTGTTACTTGATTTTGTGACAGATGACTCTCCTGCATCAAGATCAACAGCAAAACCTGTTGCTGCTATCGCGGTATCAACATGGGCTTTTAGCCCTGCTGGCGTAACAGCTCTAGCTGTATCTGTACCAGTAGTAGCCTCTGTGTTTGTTGCTAATTCAAGAGCTCCTCTTTTTGTTGTTGTTCCTTGAACAACGTTAAATTCTAATTGGTTGGCAGATGGGTTTGTAATTGTAACCCCGCCATTTTCTGAAGTTGTACTTAAAAATTCTACCGCTTCAGTACTTGCTACAGATGCTCCACCTGAAGTATTACTTCCGTCTAATTTTAAATTCCAACCTACATAGTTATCAGCTCCACCTAAATCCGCAAGAGTTAATGTTCTTGTAGTGGCTGCTGTAATTACACCATCAGTTAAAGTTATATCATCTATAACTGTTGCTCCTGATGTTGTTATATCTGTGTCTGTTCCAATTGTTGGGTTGTATTCACCTGTTATTGGAATATTGTAATATGTTGATCCGTCATTAGTAAATTTCCATCTATCTGCACTTTCAATCCATTCTAATGAAACGTTTGTTGCCGTTCCTCTTTCCACAAGAATACCCGCATTTTCTGATGGGGTTCCTGTTTCATTACTGTTTAACGTAATTATATTATCTTCTATTAATGTAACTTCAGAAGTTTTAGTTGTTTGAGAACCTGAAACTGTTAAGTTTCCATTAATAGTAATATTACCACTAAATGTTCTTGCTCCACCAATAGTATCTTTAAGAGTGAATGTAATTGCCTCTGAACCTTCTGTTGTGGTTTCTGTAATTGTAATTGCATCATCATCTCCCGTAAACGTTACCGCGTCATCATCTCCAGAACTTGCGTCTAATTGTAAGACTGCTGTATTTGCTCCGCCTGCTGCAACTTTTAAATCATATGTTGTGTTATCAGATGCTGGTACTGTAACTGTCTTTGTATTTACTCCCGTAATGTGACCTCTTGCATTTGATGTTATACTATCAATTGCTGTAAATGTAGCACCATAAGCTGGACTTGCACTTGATGTTGTGTTACTTCTTGAAACATCTGCGTGACCAATAGTTAATGTGTCTGTTGCTGAAACTGTTACTTCTATTTCATCAGTTTTAGAAACAGTTAATGTGTTTCCTGAAGCAATAGCTTGTGGTGTATTACTTCCATCTGTAATACTCCATCCTGAATAAGATGCTACTGAATTTGTTGTAACTCCTGTTATTCTACCTTGTCCGTCTACTGTAATAGCTGGAATTGCTGTAGCTGAACCATGTGTTCCAGAAACACCTGATATATCTGTCAGTCCTAAAGTAACACTGAATGCGCCGCTTGTTGCTGATGCACTTCCTGCTTCTACTTCTAAACCTGTTCCTGCATTAACAGTTACAGATGAAATATCTCCTGAACCATCTAGTGTAACCCACTGGCTTCCGTTTGATGAACTACCATTGTGGAACTTAATAGCATTATCTGACGAGTTGTATATTACTCTACCTTCATAATCCGCGCCTACGTATGTAGGATCTGAAGAAACGACATCTAATTTTGCGTTTTTTAATTCTAGGTTTTCTAGAGAAATATTATGTAAAAATTTTATAGCCATCTTTCAATTTTTTTAGTTAAAATATGCATAGCCCGCAACGTTTTTGCCAAATCTTATTGTTACATTGTTAGCGTCATCATATTCAATCTTCCCCATTATTTTATGTCCTTGGTCATCTACTATCGTTACGCTCGGTTTTTTATTAAGCGCGTGTTCCATTGTCCAAGTAGCTGACGGTGTTGCTTGTTCAACCGCTTTATGCTTATCTAGGTCGTCAAACCTAAACAACAACAAAGATAATAAATAATCTTCTTCATCTTGTAGGCTTCCATTTCCACCCTTGAACACAACTGCAATATCGTACAGGTCTGTATTGTTTGTATTTTGCGTAGAACTATTCCATTCAAATACACCAAACTGAGTTGGGTCATTAGCTTTTTGTAATAAAACTAAACTTTTTTCTATTGTTTCATAAAAGGAGTTTATGTCTACAGCTGCTGCTGATTTTTTATGTAGCTGAATAGTAGATATTGTAGAAAAAGCTACTGTTGCTCCTTGATCTACTGGCAGTTTTATAAACCCATACGTTTGTGTATTATTAGAAGGTCTAATAAATTTAAATCTAGAACCAGTAGTTTCTACAGATCCACTTTTGTTTAAGAAATCAGTTATATCTGATATTTTATAATTTCTTGTATGGGTTCCTGCAGAATCAGTTCCGATAACCTTATCATTCTTCGTAACATTAGAGTCTAACGCATAAGTGCTAATTCTTGCCATTATAATTTTTTATATATGCAAAGATAATATTTTAATCAAAGTGATTATCTGCCTTGTCCTCTATATCTCTTCTGGTAGTTTCTGCTACTCACGCATTTTGAAGATTTTGTTTTTGCGTGGACTCCAGGTCTTTTCTTTCTTTTGGCTTTTACGTATGGCTTATATATTATTCTAGCCATCCTTTTTTAATTCATAAACAAGGTCTTGAATAAATTTACTATTTACATCAAGTTTAAAATCTAATCCTGCTTGAAAAGTTCTAACTATTTTACCGTTTTTTTCTATGAGTATTACAGGAACAGATTTTATTTGACTCTTTAATTTTGGACCTTGGTCTTCAAGCCAAGCGTAATCATATTTGCATCCTCTTAGATTTTCAAGATATAATGTATTTTGCTGATTCCACTTAGCGTTTATTTGCACTACTCTTATTTGTTGGCTATAACTACTATAGCTGAAAAATAAGAATAAAATTAAAATTAATTTTTTCATCTTTTATAAACTTTGTCTTCTAATTCTTTTATTGATTCTTTATTTTCTAGTATATCTTCTTTTAATACTTCTGTTGATTTTTCTATTTGTATAATAGTACTCCTAACAAGTTCATCTTTTAATTGAAACTCCATTTTTTGAACAAACTCTTCACTACTAAAGTTATCAATCTTACTATTCATTTCTTGTATTTCTCCTTGTAGAGTAAACCACATACTAGCCAGTGCTATTACACCACCCACCAACATTCCTATTGTTTTTAAATCTAGTTTTACCTCTGTGTCTTCACTAATTTTTTTTGCCATCGTTTTTTATTTTATGTTCACAATCATTGTTTTTTAAAAATGCTCGTTGCTTTTTCTGTCGTCCTTCCTCCGAAATAAGCTAGAACAACAGCCATCATCACCTTCTCAAAAGTGTCATTCCAAGTAACACCTATGTTAAAAGGAATTGATTCTACGCTGTCTAATATGCCTGCTAATGAAAAAATAGTTATACACCAAACTAAAACCAGCGGACGCACATTCTTCGAAAGCCATGAATCGCTAGCAGCGTCTGCTTGCCATCTGTTAGTTATAGATTCAATCTCTTTATTCTGTTGTTCGTAAATTAATTGTTGAAGTTTAATTTTATCTTCATTACTTACATCAGATTTACCTATTGCTGCAATTGCTTCTTTAGGACTTGTAACACCTTGTAACACACTACCAAGAGTTGGGTTTATCATACCAGCAGCTCCTAATAATAGTTTACCTACAGTTGTGTTTTTAAATTTCTTCTTGTCGCTCATATTACCATGTATTTAGTTTTTCCATCTTCTTTATATGCCTTCAAACATCTATTTCTGTTTTTTTGTGCATCTACATATGAAACGTGAACCCAAGCTGGGTTTTGATCCGTTCCAAATTCCCAAATCATTTGATCATAATCAAGATTTGCTTTTATCCAATCAAACATTGCCGCATTAGAAGCGTGACCATAAACATCATCTATATCTATCGCTTGACCTTTACAATGCTGAGATTTTGTAGAACCTCCTATAGCTTTGTTAAGTTCTGGCGATCTATAAAAAGAATTAATCTTTATAGGTCCGCCCACCCAATCCCTCAAAGGTTGAAAAATCATTTCTGCTACAGTCATCATGTTTCCAAGATGTTCATCCGTAGGGGTGTTGTCTATCCCTCTCCTCTTTGCTGTTTCAGAGTGGATAGCTTCATTATACGATACATTTTTTGATAACTTATCCATTATCAACATCCATTACAAAATGGGCAATTAAAATCACATTCCATATTTTTATTTTTTAAGTGCTCGTTTTACTGCTTTAGCTTTCGCTTTTATCTTATTAGCTTTAGCTATTATTATATCATCCACGGTAGTTTTACTCCATAATAAAACCCACATGTCTTTCCAATATTCTTTAGTTAATTTCCACATACTATCTTAATGTTATATTTAATCCAAAATTAGTTTGAAATAGTTCTGACTCCCAGAACTTTGTATATTCTCCCTCTACAAATATACCAAAGCTTTTGCTTACTTTCCAGCCGAACATTAATCCAGCTTGATAGTCTGACCACTGCTCTGGCGTTGAATCTTTTCTTAAACCTCCTTTACCCCAATTATTTCTATTAAGATAATTAAAATCATCATCTCCTTTTAAATACTTGTGGTAAGGTAAAATCCAATTTCCATAAGCATGAAGCCAAAAATTTCTTTTATAATGATAAAAATCAAAACCTGCTATAGGTGCAATCTCTGCGTACGGATCAAGAGTGTCAAATATTTCTTGATTGTATCTATTCATCAAATCTCCAAACACTTCATCTCGAAATTGTAAGTCTGAATAAGCTACAATATTACCCTGTTCATCTCTCCATATCCAATCATACATTGTGTTTCCTGTACTTATATCTGTATAAGAAGTAAAGTGATCACTATAACCGTATTCGTATCCAAGACTGTACCAAGGGTTTGCAGTATATTCATTACCAAAATCATCTACCGCTATTTCATTCAGCCATATTTCAATTGGGTTATATCCATAAGCTTTTTGATGTGTACGATATATAGCGCCTGCAGATATACTAAACTTCTTACCTATAGGTAATCTAGCTCTAACTTCTCCAGACAAGTATTCGAAACCCACATTTCCAGACTCTCTGTTCTCAAATTTTACAATATGGTACTTACCTGTGTGTCTTACAAAAACTCTTTTATTGTTAAACTCATCACCATCTCTTCTTTCCTTTTCCCAGTGTAATAAATATTCTAAACCTTTGACTGCTGCAGTAGGTGCAGATAAACCAACATTACTTTCAGTTCCGTTGTAAAAGTTGTTTTCTTTAATTTCATATCCAAACCTTGCTAACTTTCTAATTCCTATTCCATATCTGTAATCAAATGGATGATAAACTGTTTGGTCTATTACCTCTGGTATTGCATATAAATCATCTGGGTCAGTTCTTACAAAATACTCTGAATTTTCTATTTTTGCGTTTCCTACATTACCTGCTGCGTAAAATGTTCCATACTTAAGAAAATCATCGTATAGCTGATTAAAAAAGCTCTTTGCTTTATATTTTTTTACAATCTTGTTTTCTAATTTTTTATCTGTGTCAATAACTTGAGCTGTTAAAGTTGAGCCAAATATCATAATCATAAAAAACACTACTAAAAATAATAATGCTTTTGAAGTAAACTTTTCTGTGGTTTCTTTTCTATTCATATTAAAACTTGCTTTCTATTATTTCATCAATTTCTTTTTCTAGAAGATCTACTGTATCTTCTGGTAACTTAAGTGATATACCACTTTCTATTCTAATAACCTCTTCTCCATCATTATATAATATAATTGTTGGGAGGTATTTAATTTTTTCTTTCTCAAACACTTCTTTTTTTTCTACTATAGAAAAAGTATAAATGTTATAATCATCAAATATTTTTAGAGATATTTCTGCCTCTTTAGTAAAAGGAGCGCTGAATTGAACTATTGATATTTCGTCTTTAAAACTCTGACCAAAAGCATTAGAGGTTAGAATTAAAAAAACAATAATATTAATTAAGGATTTCATCTCTGTTTGCTTATTTCATAGAGCCTTTCATCCATTTTTTTCAATTGTTCTTTTATTTCACCAACATCCTCTTTTACAGAATTAACGTCTAATTCAATTTTTTCTACTGTACTTCTGACTAATTCGTCTTTATATTGAAACTCGATTGAGCTTACTTCAGGTTCTGGCAACTCCCTAGCTTCTTGAATTTGAGCTTGAAGGGTAAAGTATGTTCCTGCAAGCATTACCGCTCCAGCTATTAACATACCTATTGTTTTTAAATCTAATTGTACATTCGTGTTTTCACTAATTTTTGTCGCCATGTTATTTCTTTTTTCCTCCACCTCTAGCTCTATTGGATTTTTGTCTTTCTAATACCAACCTGCCACTTCGGTGTGAGCAATCTAACTTGTCACCTTTTCGTGACTTTTTGTTTTTCCTATTAAATAAATTACATTCGACTCTTTTTCGCACAGCTTCTTTTTTCTTCTGTGCTTTAGCACTTGATTTTCTGTGCTTTTTTCGAGCTTCAGGGTTATCTCTGTAATATTTAGCTGTTCTACTTAACATAGCTTCCTTTATTTATAAGGAAACATCCTGTTAAGTGAATCTCTACGTTCTGCACAGCCACAGTCTTTTCCCATTTTTTTTGAAATAGTGTCTACAACTTTCTTAACTCCAGTTGCAGTTGTAACTTTTTCAATAGTATCTCCTAAACCTCTACTTTTCATAATGCAAATTTAATAAAAATATGATATTAATATTTACCTTGCCTGCTCTTTGGCGAAGACTTTGTAGAGCCTCCTTTTCCTGCCCAAAGCTTTTTACAAGCCCAATATCTTGCACTCAATTTATTTGTAGCAGATGAACATTTATGTCTTGCTTTGAATGATTTTCTTGCTTTGTCTGAATAGTTATGTCCATAACCTTTTGCTCCGAAATGAATTATCTTTTCTTTTCCGTTTGCACAAGCCTTAACCATCTTTTTTTTGCCCGCTCTATCACTAGGACGAACAACGTTACATTTCATTTTTGCCTTGTCTGCCATTACGATACTCTTATTTTAACTACACTTCCTGTTCTGTATAAACCATTTACTGGTACATTTCCTGCTGCAGCAGCTGTATCATCAGCATAATCAGCTAATCCAGTTATAGATGGTGAAGCAAACATAAAAGACTCTAAAGCTGCAACGGTATAGTTTTTTGTTTTACCACCATCAGCACCAGATGATCCGTCTGTTCCAATTAACTTATCTGCTGCTTCTACAGTTCCGTCATTGTTATATGTACTAATTTTTGCCATAATTATCTATTTAGTATAATTTTTTGTTACTTTTCCAGCTTTAGTGTTACTAACCACTGTTTTACCTTTTCTGCCTTCTCTTTTCTTTTTTCTGGCAGTTTTAGCTCTTTCTGCTTTAGACATTGACCTAGCCTTTGCTAACGGCAAACATCTGTCGGGGTTCTTTTTATCTTTACTAGTTCCACATGCTCCTTTTATAGAACCATCAGAACCTATACGAACCCACTTTTGATCTCGCCATTTTTTTAGCTCGCCCATTATCCTTTTTTCTTTTTTCCTTTTTTCTTTTTTTTCTTCATGACCTTTTTCTTCTTAGGTCCGTATGTTGCGCTTCCGTATGGCATAATTTCTAATTTTTAATATTAAACTTACTTTTTCTTTTTACTGCCCTTAGCGTAATTAGGGTCTTTGCAATATTTACTAGCCGCCATGTTTGCATACGCAGACGGATATGTATCAAAAGTTCTTTTTGCCCAGGCTATACCAGCTGCACAAATCTTATTGCCTTTTTTCTTTTTTTCCTTTGCCATAATTAAAATGTTGTTTTTACTCTTTCTGGATATGTTCTTCCATAAGGAGTGTTAAACCTGTTTTGAAATTTTTTATAGCTTGTGTTCTGACCTCCAGCTACAACACTTCTAGTTTTCATAAAAGAAATGTTTCTTGCATTATATAAGCCTCCTGTATTTTGGTTGCCCATTGTTATATTAGCTTTTTTATTGGATTGATTCAGTTTTGCCTGTGTATCAAAGTTTTTGTATGACTGAAATATAGGATTTGCAAAAGTTGTTGGTTTACCACCATAATGCAAGCCTGTTCCTATTTGTCTGTTGCTCTTTCTGTTTTGTATAGCTCCTTTAAAATAAGATTTTTGTCTTACGTTAGCGGCTTTACCACCAATTCTGCTTGCTATCTTTTCTACTTTTTCAGTGTATTTCTTTCCTACTTTAGTAGCTTTCGTTTGTAGCCTTGTTAGTTTCTTTTGACTTACTGAGCCTGGATTCATAACGGCAGACAAGTATTTGCCATACGCTTTTTGTACTTTAGGAGTAAACCTGCTTGTAACTTTTCCTATTTTCTTTTCACCTTTAGCTATAAGTTTTTCAGATTTTACATAGCCTTTTTGAATTGTTTTAAAACTTTTTCCATAATGTTTTAATCCTTTATTTACAGCAGTTAGATGTTTTTGATTCATTACTACACCTGTACCGCTCTGTCTTCTTCGTGATTGGGCTGTATTATTAGTTCTTAGATAGTAACCTCCTTGTCCAGAAGCAAAGTTTCTTCTGACTTGTTGATTTGCTTCATTTAACCTTACACCTTGGTTGTGAAAACTAGTAGGTAAAGCAGGATTTATAAAAGCTTGATTTCTTCTAATGAAGTTTTTACTTAGTCCTGTATTTCGAAATGGACTTTTACCGTTTGACATACCTTTAAATTTTTTTCGTTTATTTTGTAACAAAGATAAATAAAAATAACATTGAATATTTTGGATAAAAAAGATGTAAATCTAAACAAACGCGGAAAGCCACGATTACAACCAAGAGAAAGAAAATACAACTTTTTAAAGTATTTGAGGGTAGTAAAATATTATATCCGTAAAAAGTATAACATTACTTCTTCTGAATTAGATATGCTTCTTTATTTGTATGATGTTCCTTTTTTTAGAAAAGATGAATTCAATTACTATGAAAACTCTATGTCTTGGGATAAAAGAAGATTTTATAGAATGGTGCAAGAGGGTTATATCAAAGAGTGGAGATCTGGAGGCACAAAGCTTGGTAAAAGTAAACTTTATGAATTGACACAGAAATCTAAAACAATTTGTTCTAACATGTACAAAAAGCTTATGAAGGAAGAATTAATATCAGAGGACCCTAGATCAAATCCAATATTTAAAAAACAAACGTATACTGACAAAATTTATAAAAACATTATAGAAAAAATGAACTCTAAATAGCATCTTCATATTTTTTGACTGCTTTCTTTAAAATACTATAGTCTCTGATTGATGTTAATTTTTTAAGTTGTCTCATTCTGACTCTGTTTCCACCCTCCGTGAGTTCATCTATAGCTTCAATAGCTTTAGATATTAAATTTGTTTCTTTTATAATTACATTTAAATCCTGAATTTTTTGAATTACATTATCGTCAAAATACCACTTAACCATATATCTTGATGTTTTTGCAACCTCTGCCACTTTACTTATAGTAATTTTTATATTATCCTGCCATAGTTCTTGCACTATGTTATCTAAGTATTGTTTTGCTGGTCTTTGTTTACTGCTTATAAGATTTCCTACTATTTTCATTTTCTCTTTTCTATCTATTCTTTTAGAAGGATTAAATATGATTTTTCTTTTTCTAGCGCAATAAGGAACTTTATTTTGCTCTGATACCACTAAAACCATGTTTTCAACTCTTACCTTGCCATAGGTTCTAATAATGTGGCCATTACTTCTGTCTGATAAATCTAAAAAAAGCTTTATCATTAATGGTATATCAAAGTCAGGGTTGAGGTATATAAACTTTTCAGCTATATATTGAAGCTCTTTAAACGAATTTATCTTTCGTGTAGTTCTATATAGCCTGTAATAATTAACACCTTTTGGAAAAAACAAGTAATCTTTACCGTCAAAGCGGAAATAAGACTCCATGATAATCCTGTGTTTGTTGTAATCAAATAACGGAATTAACATCTTTCATGGTTACTACAACGTCTTGTTCTCGTATAGCTTTGTATTTCTCACCTTTTACTCTTAGGTCAGAACCAGCTACCTTATCAAAATAAACAAAACTACCTGGCTCTACTTCTTTTACTAAGTCGCCTACAGTTATTACTTCGCCAATTATATATCTAATGTTTAAATCTGATTGTTCTGTAATAATTAGTCCTAATTCATTTTTTTGAACTACCTCGTCATCTTTAATAATTATAAAGTTTCCTACTGCTTTCATTAGGTTTGTGGTAATTTTGGTGCCCTATTATAATTTACATTAGGTTTCTTTTCATCATCAACATTCCATTTGGTAATTACCTGACCTTCTAGGTCTATTACAGTATATCCTTGTTTTGCTAAAAGCTTTATCGCTTTATTGATTTCTTTTGCTTGTTCCCTAAAATGACTGAAAATTTGATTTTCAAAAGGGTGGTGATCATGTATTGCCATAATTATTTATTTATTTCTTCTTTTTTTATTCTTTTATTTGAAACAACGCAAGATGTTGTTAAAATAACACCTGCAACTGATGCTGCGTTTAAAACTGCGTTCTTTGTTACTTTGAATGGATCTATAATGCCTGCTTTATACATATCTGTAAATTTTTTGTTTTTTACATCATATCCATAATTTAACCTACCTGCCATACAAACTTTATATGCAGGTTCTGGATTCTCTCCTGAATTTTCAACTATCTTCCTGAATACATCAGAAAGCGCATCAAATACAATATTATAGCCTACCTTGAAAGAATCGGAAGAGCTTCGAGGGGCTTTTTTGCGATTTTTTTTCTTAGTAGCATTTAACAGAGCTGCTCCTCCACCAGCAACTATACCCTCTTCTAAGGCTGCTTTTGTTGCATGGATGGAATCATCAACCCTATCTTTCTTTTCTTTAAGCTCTACATCTGAGTTACCTGCTAATTTTATAGTAGCTACACCTCCAGCTAGTTTTGATAACCTATCTTTTAGGTGCCACTTATCAGATTTATTCTTTGTAAGCTTTATTTCATTGGTTAGCCATTCAATTGTTTCTAGCTTTTTTGGATTCTCTTCACCTTCAAACACTAAAATTGTCTCATTTATGTCTGAAATCATGGTTTTACACGTTCCAAGGTAGCTAGAATCTATATTTTGTGCTGAATCACCAGATAATTCTGAAATTATACGAGCTCCTGTCATCAAACACAGGTCTTCGAGTAATTCAAACCTCTTAATTCCTATTCCTTCTGGTGTGATAAAGTTTGCAGTTAAGTTTTTCTTGTTAATATTCTGTGTAATAAACAATTTTACCCTATCATCAAGCTCAGATATGATTAAAAGTGGTCTTTTTTGCTTAATTGATGCTTCAAAAGCAAAATGTAGTCTTTCGTGCATGTCAATTTTAGTATCACTTATTACAATTAGTGGATTTTGAAACTCAACTGTACGTTTTCTTAGATTATTGACAGAAAAAGGAGTGCCGTAGCCTTTTTTGATACGTGTACCATTAGTAATTTCAGTATAATCTTCGTTTGTGGAGGACTCGTCCATAGTAACTACCCCATCTTTACCTACTTTATTGTAAGCATCTGCAATCATATTACCTAAATACGTGTCTCCATTTGCTGAAATCGTCGCTACTTCTACCAGACTAGCTTCGGTGACGTCTTTTTTGTTTTTTTCCAAAATTGACACCACATCTTTTGCAGCTTGTTCTATACCTTCTTTAGCTTGAGTCACATTATCTATCATTTCCACTTCTTCAAAACACCTATCTATGATCGCTTTTGCTAAAACACACGACGTAGTTGTACCGTCACCAGCTTCTGTCGCCGTTTTTTGGGAGGCTTGACGTAAAATACTAACACCTAAGTTTTCTACAGGGTCTGATAATACTATACTGTTTGCAACAGTTACTCCGTCTTTAGTTACGTGGGGGGTTCCAAATTGGTCTTCGATAATTACTGTTCTACCAGATGCTCCAAGAGTGGAGGCTACAGCTTCAGATAATATATCTATACCCTTTTTAAGGTTATAACGGCCTTCAGAACCAAAGGATATGTTCTTTTCTATCATAAAAAATCAATTTAATTATATTCTTCTTTTTATTCTTTTTAATATATCTATATATATAATATATTTATGCTTGTCGTTTTTTTACACACCAGAAAATTATGTTCAAAAAAAGCGCTGTAAGTACCTAACAATCAGTCATTTGTGTTTGACACCTGTTTGTCACTTGCTTGTCGCGTCATCTTGTCCAGTTTTTGTTGGAGTAATTGTATATATAATCTTGGTGCGTTCTCCAATTTCATACGAACAATTTCTCGCATCAGGGCTAAACTCAACTTGTCCATAGCTATCTGTTGTATAGTTAAACATACTACAAATATAGGGAAAAAGATTTAATGTGGCGCATTCCTGTAAATAGTTACACACTAATTATATTAGTTAGATCTATTTTACTTTTTAGGCCACGAGATATACCTAGCATTTGGGCAATACTACGTTATACACACATACTATCTTATACAAAACTACTTTTTTTTACCCTACCCCCTATCCGCCACCTTATAGCTTTCTCAAACTTTTTAGCTTTTTTGTACTCGTTGTAGGCTTTCTCATATCTCATCGAAGCGGACTCGGGGTCAAGCCCCTCGGGGTTTTATATTTTCTCTCTCATTCACAATCATTCGATAGCCAACCCTATCCCCTTGTTATTATCAAACAAACTATCACCATTGGTCTCGCGTCTTCCATGAATATGGTCAAGTGCCAAGCTTTGAATCGTTCCGATTCGTGGTGGTTCCTCACCACACTTCCCATTCGAACGCGGTTCGCTTCGCTCGCTTTGCCCTCACTTCGCAATGTACTTTGTGTTAGTCAACACAAGTTTTGCCTGCCGCAAAACACGCTGACATTGCTTCTCGACTCGCGCAGATATATTCACTTCGTTCATTTCTGCGAGGGAACCTCTGCTCGTCTCGGTGTATTGCCGCTAAATATATATATACAAGTTTGGCATTCACCCATCACAATCATCAACACAACTGTTACCGTTCATTTGTATTCCGTTCTTTCATATATTTTTTATATGTAAACATTTACAATATTCAAATACAAGTTTGTAAATTCTCTAAGTACATTCTCGTATACACTCGAATGCCCTTCGGGTTGGTTCAAATTTTTATTCTAAAAATTATGACATCAATACTTGTTCATTTAAAACTTCTATTTGGTCAGCGCCCCATGTTTAATTTAAAAAATAATTATATGAAAACTTCTTACAAATCGGTTCCAGTTGTTTGTTCAATAATTGGTACCAAAACTCGTAAATCTATGTACATCTACAATGTTAAATCATTAAATGGAGATACAGTCTATCAAGATAGATATGTACCTGTCAAATGGGGTAACAACGTAACTATTGAATGGGAACGCACAACTGATGAGTTCGTTCAGTTTCCACTATCATTGGCTCGTCCAATTATGATAATTCCTAAATTCAATGAAATTGGTGTATCAAACATATCACAATCACGTGTCAATGGTAAAGTTCAATCTTACTACGAGATGACTGATAGATACATTGTCTACATACCTATGTGGTTATTTCTACCACAGAAAGATGACAATGGTAACAACAAACCAAATACAGGTTTCAAAACTAAATACACTAAAGTGTTACCTAAAGCAGATGATGATTTATTTATCAATGATGATTCACCTTACACAATTGCTGAAGATATTGCTTACAAATCAGAGCAAGACCTAGCATTTGATTACAGACCATCTGCTGACAAAATGTTATCAGGTTTAGAATTCGAAAATGATTCTCTAGCCCAATGGGAAATAGATAATCCAGAGTTTGCTAATGACGATAACTTACTGTTTAATTAATTCAACCCTTCGGGTTTATTATTTTATGAATCTTTTGATTCTTTACAAAAAACTATCGAGTAACAAACAGCTTGGGTTTTGATAGTTTCCCAAGTTTAACCAACCACAGTAGTGGTTCTAAATTTTATTATTATGAGTAAATCATTACAGTCACCCGTAGGCGTGACATTCACAATCAAGATGGAAACCGATAAGGCTTTCATAGTAGAAGACTTGCAAATTATGGGCAAGCCGTACATCTCAAGTACTAACCTACCTAAAATGTACGTCGACAATATCAAGACTGACAAAGACGGTGTTACAACTGCTTCTGTTGAATCTTGGATTATCGAACAGAGATACGATGAATTGTATTCTGAAGACGCTAACATCAATGCTCAAAAATTACTGAGCAAAAAGTTTAGTTCTGCCGAGGTCGAGCAATTGCCTTGGGATTAGTTAACAAATACGAGTTGAATCTGACTAAGTTTCGTAATTGTAGCAACGCGTCGCTACTTCTCGTTTTTATTTTCACAATCATGACAATGTCTAAGTACATCATCAAAAATATGGTTGACAGTCTGACTCAGACTAAAGACGACAACGTTGAATCTCTAGCTAAGCTAGATACTTTTGACGAACAAGTAAGAATTGTAAGAAGATTTCTTATAAATCAACGTAAGTTTTATATCAACCGTCAACAGGATGATTAGGGACTATGTGCCGATATCATTCTACAGACGTAATGCAAATTATAGCAAATGCATTCGCAAGTGTCACTCGCACCAGGATAATCCATGGTAGGTTTGACAGCGTCTACTTGGCCCTTTCGTCTAATGGTTAGGACGTTACCCTTTCACGGTAAAAATAGTGGTTCGATTCCACTAGGGGCTACAATGCGTAATAACCTTGAGTTCACATTACGTATAGTCAATGATTTGGACAAGCTAAGAACGGACACGGTAGCTAGCATTAAATCCGTAAAAAGATAGATAACCTAGCGTTCACTATCACTTGTCCTTATTGTTGCATTTTACTAACAAATTGTTTAAATTTATATTATGAAAACTAAAACACTTCCGACAGGTATCGTTACTACTCAACGCAAAGTAGGTAAAAAAATTATTATTGACGTCAAACGTCCAAAAACATCAAAGACTGTAACACGCTTACAAAAACTAGTGGTTGGTTTTTTGTTTAGTTTGGCTTATCTCGGAATATGTGGTTCGACTTATCTCGTCTACATGGACCTCTTTTCAAGAGCTCTTGGGTTGATATTTCTTCCACTATTCCTTGGTAAGATTTATGTCATCACAATCATGGGATATCACATGTTTCATGAGTTTAAAAGAAATTGGTAATTATGGAAACATTTATTAAAGAACAGCTTATACATCTAGTCGACAAAGTTCTATCGTACAACCGCGACATAGAACAAAAACATTTCGAAGAACAAATGGGTGTCGACCCAATCGACATTGACCGTGTTGAATACGAACGTATACTAAACGAATCAAATCATATATTCAAATATATATATGCTCTTGAAAGATTAATCATACAAATAAAAGACAATGAAAACATTTAAATGTTCAATATGCGAAGAAGACGTAACAGAGTATGGTAACAATCCACAACCAATTATACTTCAACAAGGTAAACAATGTTGTGACGCATGCAATAACAAGTATGTAATACCAGCTCGTATGTTTTTACGCGAACTACTAAATAACAAACAATGAAACATATTTCTCACTTTACTAAATTAATAATCAATGACATCAAAACACGATACGACAAACATCGCAGAGCTACTGATGAATCTTGTGCCAATACAAAGCACAAGTTACAAAACAGAGCTAATGCAAAAAGCAATTGACAATTGGCTATATCATAATGACTTAGGCTACACTAAAGACAAATATGGTAACATATATGTGACCAAAGGTCATGCAGATTTATATCCAACTATGGTATGCCATATTGATACGGTGCACGACATCAATAATCACGTAACAGCACATAAGACATCAAGCGACATCATATATGCTATTGACCAATCTACAGGTCAACAATATGGTACAGGTGGAGATGACAAAGTTGGTATTGCTATTACAATGACAATGCTAAAACACTTTGACAACTTCAAAGCAGTATTCTTTCTTGACGAGGAGGTTGGTTGTGTTGGTTCATCAAAATGTGATTCATCATTCTTTGACGACTCAACCATTGTGCTCGAATGTGACAGGCGTGGTAGTTCAGACTTCGTCAACAAAATTGGCTCAACAAGATTATACAGCAAAAAATTCAGTAAACTAATTAAACCCATACTAAAAAAATGGGGTCGCTCTGAATGTACAGGTGGTATCACAGACGTTGGCGAAATAGCTAGAGTAAACAAAGTTATGACAGCAAATATGTCATGTGGTTATCACAATCCACATTCTAACTCAGAAACAATTGATATCGCACAAGTAATCAATACATACAATTTATGTGTTGACTTATTCAATCTTACAATCGACAAACGTTATGCATATCAATCATTATCAGATCGTCAAGAGTCATACGGTTACACAGGTCGTATGTACGGTGGTCACTTTCACAATCACACACCCCGTATAAATCCTTACTATACTAATGACAAAGAAGAATCAGCAGAACCAATGTACTTTGACGACGACTTATATGAAGTCGACGGATTGTATGAAGACAATGTGGTTACATCATTGCCAGACGATTGTCCTATGTGTAATCAAACAGAACTTGAATACGATGAAATGACAGGCGAAGTGTGGTGTTATTCATGCGGTGCATATTTACAAGCAGAAAACTTAAACTCTTTTCAAAATGAACAAAATCAATCAAATAAAAACGACGACAGACAGGGTACTTTCACCTTTGAGCGTTAATACATCATTTTTATATCATGTATGGCATAAGTTGTTAAACAACAATGTTAATGGTCTGACCTATACACAAAAAGAATTTATCAAACATATTCTCAAAACAATAATAATAATCAGACAAGACACTAACCTAGTTGGTATATCAATTGTCGATATACAAATGCATATATCAAACTATATATTCACACTACATTCTGTAGCAAACTTAAAATTCAATAATATTGCAGAACTATCACGGATAAATAATTTCAATCCCGTTATGGTAAATCCTAAAAGTGGCCAACTACGCATACAAAAATTCATACGTCTTGCATGCAAATACATCTTAACTGAAAGAGATATCAGAAAAGAAACAAAACATTGGGAGGCAGTATGTGGTAATACAATAAACAACACAGATATTGACAGAGGTTTTTGTCGCTATTGGTCTAAAAAAATTCTACTGTTTCAATACAGACTATATGATACTCTATCAAAAAACGCACAACAAATAGTTCATCTTGCAGAACAAAAACAATACAAACTATCACGTCAAGAAAAAATATGTAATGATTTTTCATTGTATCGTACAAGGTCATCTAGCATATCTATACATGAAAAACCAATACGTAAAGGAGATGATTACAGTACTGTCATTGGTTATGACTCGCATATGCTAAAATATCTATCATATGCAAATGTTTTCAGTCAACAACCAAATGTAAACAGATTACTATCAGAATCACTATTACAAGACATTTCAAATGCACTTTACAATGCAAGTAACAACTGTCCAGAAAAAATTAAATCAGACAAAAAACGATACGCAGAATACAAATTCAACCTAAGACTTATGCATGAATTTGCTTTACACAGTTCCAGAATACCAGCCATGCAAAACCTTGACAGACACTTCACAATCAACAAAGACGGTAACATGTCATACACACCTGCAAAGAAACCCACATATCTTACGAGCAATGGTAATTGGTTATCAGGTGCAGACCGCATGATAACTAAGTTTGGTAAAGGTGTACGCAAGTTATACGCTACATATCCAGATAAAATAGAAGAAACTATTCTCGAATACATATGTAACCATTTGAAATCAAAACATACATTCATGGCTAAGCTTGAGGTAGTTGAAGGAGAAGAATTACGTCGTTGGTATCATGAAGACACATACAATCGTAGTGTCAATACATCAACACTCGGGTCATCATGTATGCGTTATCCAAAATGTCAACCTTATCTTGACTTATATGTAGAAAACCCAGACAAAATCAAAATGCTTATTGCACATGATGACGATGGTTT